CGCATTACGACGCTGGAATCGATACTGCGACTCCTTTGCCAAGCGGGAAGACAGCCCTAAGACCATGCGATTATATTCACGCTGGAGCCAAATACACAGGCTAAGCGTAAGATTGGAGAATCACTACTATGCGAGAAAATCTCATTAATGAAATGCTGGCGATTGCGGACGCCAACGAAGGAATGGCTTCGAGATTCACAGGGGAAGACGGTCGGATTTACTGGAGCCTTCTTAACGATTCGTCTCATATTCTGAGAGAAGCCGCTGAGGAGCTGAAACAATACCAAGAACTTCAACAGAAAGGCACCAGTAAAGGGATATTCATAAGCGGAAACGATGTACTGAACCAGATACAGAAAATTAACGAAGAGCGGGCCAGAAACGGTATGCCGCCTGTGTGAAAGGAAAACACCATGCTTAATGATGTTCTCAATGGCGAATGCTGTACTGATCGACGACAAAATCAGAATGTCATTGATCTAAATCGTTTTGATAGTAGTTCTAATTGTTTAAAGTTTGCACCTATGACATTGGAATCTAACACTAATACTATATATGAAGAAACTTGTCCTGCTATCTATGACGAACTTAAAAAGACAGCACAAGAAGCAATGGAGAATCCTGCCAAAATTTGGTTATATATGTTCCTATGCATATTTATTGCTGAAATTCAGAAAGAAAAAGGTTTAGAAGGGCTTAGAGAATTAGAAAAGCAATATACTGACTGGCAAAATTCTAAAGAGCGGGCCAGAAACGGTATGCCGCCTGTGTGAAAGGATATTTGAATGATCGAAAAACTTGGAGACTTTGCAGAACCACTTGCCGCGCTCGGAATCGCAACACTGGCAATTGTGATATTCATTGTACTAGCTAATGCGTTTGTCAGCGCCAAGGAGCGAATTCAGCTCGGCATCATAAAATACCGGGACAGGCATAAGTTCGAAAAGCCGCCGATAGCTAAGTGCTACTGTATCGCCTGCGGACTGTGGTATGCGGACGACAAAGAGAGAACCATGGGACGTTGCGATGCGTGGAACGGCTATCACACGAGTGCGGACGAATTCTGTGCCCGTGGATATTTGAGAGATGATGACGAATACAAGAATGAAGAGTGGAGACTGAAAGATCATTCGTAAAATTTGCAGGGACTAATACGGAAGAGGAAGATGAGCACCTCTTCTATATTTTTTGAAAGGAGAATCGCATTATGAAAAACGGAGCGTTTGTAGTCGGCGGAGTTATGGGAGGTATCGTCGGTATGGTGATGAGCGGCGTCTGGTTTATGGTTGGAGCGGTCTGCTGTTATGGACTGTTTGAGAGAGCCAAAGAAGAAGCGAAGAAAGAAAAAGAACCTTACGAGCCCTTGGACTTCAAGGTCTATAAAGAGGAGAAGTAAGCATGAAAGCATGCGCATCCAGACATGTGCCGCAAAAGTGCGGAGAACCGAGAGGACCGATGATCAATCGACCGTCAGTCGAGTATACGGGTCACGGGAACGATCTCTGTTGTTTTGCCTGGAACGGCAGATATTTTCGGGCAGACAAAGAGTGGGTAAAAGACGGATGCAAGAAAGTCGTCGATCTTGTCAACGGAAAAGACGGTGAGGACGGTGACTATGCAAACGTCAATACCGTGCAGGATTACTGGGGCATCACCTGCGACGATTCCGGAGAGCGTTTCGGATGGGCGCCTTCGGAAGAGTGGGCGTATCCATGCTTCACATTCAACGATTGTGGGCCGGGAACGTATCTCTACGACCAGTTTGGAGAAACTGTATTTCTGATTTCCATTCCACCTGAGGCGAGTCCTTATGAATGTTATTGGGAGGTATGATATTTATGGAAATGAAAAACGTAAAAGCGAATAGCCTGTTTAACGGGATCAAGAAAGCCCTTGACACGAATGCGCCGACCATTGCGACTTTCGGTTCGGTTCTCGGTGTTGGTCTGACGATATTTTTCATGCATCGGGCATCCAAGAACGCGGCGAAGATCGAGGAAAAGTATGAAGAGGATATGAAGTATGTCGAAGCCGATCTTGAGGATGATCACGGTAATCCAGCAAGTGAAGATGACATTAAAGCTGAAAAGACGAGACTTAAGATCGATAAGTATCTGAGACTCGTTTATATTTATCGCTGGGCACTTCTGAGCGGGATCGGTTCTGCCGGTTTCGCCATTCTGTCAAACTATCTGAACGGACGCACGATCGCCACCATCACAGGCCTTCTCGCGCTCAACAACGAAAAGCTCAAGGAATACGCCAAGAAAGGCAAAGAAATGCTCGGCGAAGAGAAGTTCCAGGAGATGAAAGAGAGCGTAGAGCGGGATATTCTCGGCAAGAAGCTTGAGAAGGGCGATCTGAAAATTGAAAAGGCAGACGTGCCTTTCGGTAAGGATGACGGTCCGGATCCCGGTTTCGAGCGTTACTATGTGCCTTTCTGGGGAGAGATCTATGATATTCCGGCTGGGAGGATCAAGGACGCCATAGCAGAAGCCGAGCGAATGGAGTTTCTCGACTACAATACGTGGCGAGGAATGCTTGGACTTGACTCATGCACAGCCGGTTACAAATTCAAGTGGGATCGGACCAATCCGTTCAAAGCACATATCGGATACGTCAACATGGGTGTCGGAGGCATGAAGGCGATCTGTTATGACAATGAGCCGGACTTCAACACCATTGGCAAGTGATATTTTGTGAAAGGAGAATCCGATATGAGCAAACTTAATCTTTCATGGGGTAAACTCAAAACACTGGCCGCTGGTGTTCTTGCTTCCGGTAAGAAAAACGCGCCGACCATCATGACAGCGGGATCCGTTGTACTGGGGTGGACGGCGGCTTATATTTTCTGGAAGCAGGGACGTAAGGCGGAAAAGAAGATCGAATACGAAGAAAGTCTTCTGAATGCCGATCTCGACTGCGACACGCCGCTGGAAGATCTGAGAAAGCTTCCCGTCAAAGAGAAAGTTGTCATTTATATTCAGTATTGCTGGATGGCGGCTTTGCTTGGCGTCGGATCAACGGGTCTTGCCATCGGTGCAAACGGTCTGAATCTCTCAAGACTCACGGAAATGGCGCTGTTGACGCAGTTCATGACCGATAAGGACGAAAAGCAGCAGAAACTGATCGAGAAGCTCAAAGGCGAAGTAGGTGACAAGAGATATGCCGAAATGCGGGATGAGATACGAGAAGAACAGTTTCCGCACGATGAAGTCATGGAAGCCGTTACAGAAGCGCCGGCAAACGGTCAGACGCTGTTTATCGACGTGGTAACCGGCAAAAAGTTCAGACGAAGCATTCTCGATGTGACAAACGGGATCGCGGAATTTAATGAGCGACTCAAGGATCGACGAAAAGACGCTATTAAAAAGCGTGTTGGCGATGCGTTCTTTGTCATGTCAGATATGCCGTGGGGAGCTGATGAAGATGCCTGCGTGGATATTTATTCTTCGATAGATGTGGAAGTATTTCTCCAGTGTATCGGCGAAATCGAGGGCAAAAACGAGGCAAGGATCGGTGATCTGCTCGAATTTCGGTATTACGGAGGCGGAGATCCTGTAAAAGCCAACCAGATCCTGGAGTATAAGAAGTATGTCGATCCGGATTCCGGTTTCCCGGTGGTTTGCTATATCGACTACTCAGATCTTCTGGCTCCGTCAAGCGAACTGATCGAGCGAAACGACGTTTAATGGTATAAAAGTGGGGAAAAGTGGAGGCGCCTTACAGCGTCTCTGCTTTTTTCACGGATATTTGGAGGTAAACATGGAAGTTTTATGGTTTGTGGGAGGTACAGCCTTTGGACTTGTGGCTGGAGTCATAGCGATGGCGATTTTCATCGTTTCAAGCGAAGAAGACCGCAATATGGGCGCAAAATAGGCTTAAAATTCGTAAAAATCGCAAGTTCTATAGTGAGGGAATAACTCTCTCAATACTATAAAACTAATTTTTTAAAGGAGAAATTGAAAAATGAGCAAAATGAACAAAGAGGAAATGAATCAGGTTGAGTCTCAGATGGAGGAATCCAACGAGAACGAAGAGAAAGCTGAAATTCCTGCTGTTCCGGCCGTTCAGGTGAAGAAAAACTTCATCGAACGCGCGGTTGATAAGGCTTACGACAAGCGAGTCGCTAAGGCCGAGGCAAAGGCTGCCAAGAAGGCGGAACCGAAGCCCGAGAAGACCCCTAAGAAGTGGGTCAAGATCGGAGCTGCGGTCGCCGGTGGTGCCACTGCCCTGGGTCTGGGACTCCTTGCCATGGCCAATCACTGCGCGAGTGAAGACTATACCTGCGGTGAGAACCAGGATGAGGTCTCTTCGGATGGATCTTCCGCTGAGACGGAACCCGAAGTTCCTGTGAGTAGCTCAGACGAAACCTAAAAAGGTCTAGTATTGAGGAAAGGAGAAGCTTTGAGAGGCTGTTTTTACAGCTTCTCAGAGTTTTTTATGGATGTTTATAGGAGGTAAACATGCAAATTACAGTTGATATTAATGATGATGCGCTAAGAGAGGCCATGGAGAAAGGTGTTAAGAGTCTTTCTGAAGAAACACTTACCGAAATGGCAAAAGAAGCCTTGCAAGCTTACATGATGGATCCGAAAAATCTTAAGGATCTCGTGTTTAAGAATCTACTAGGTAATGGATATTACAACCAAAACGTTGAGATTCGCCCTGAAATTATGAAAATGCTGACGAACAGTTTTTCGGAAAATGAAATCGAAGAATATCGACAGAAGTTATTTCAAGTAATTGATGAACACGGAGATCAGCTTTTGGTCAAAACTCTTGCCGCCATCTTCGGAAATATGTTGATGACAGAAGCGATGCAAAACGAATTAAGTGTGCAGATGTGGAAAATAGCACAAGGAAATCATACATGACAAGAAAACGATTTAAAAAGCTTCTTATGTCACGCGGATATTCTAGAGACAACGCTGAACGTTTATCGAATCGCCCTAAAGTCATTGGCGTAAGCTACCAAACTTATTGGGATGATAATGCAGAAATATTCAAAGTCAAGTATGGAATATACCAACTTAACCAAGCCTGGGGAAAAATACAAAAAACTATGCGATCAGTAGCCAAAGCTATTGATGCATGCTGGAGGGAAGCGTTCAATGGAGCAACTGAAAATTAATCGCTACAAGCTTCGGTATGACGTAACCGAAGACGACCTCATGAAATACCATCTGCAAACCGGAGGGGGCTTCATTTCGGCAGATACGAGCGTGTTCATCTGGAAATCGATCGGAAAAGATATTTCACTAAACATCGGATTCCCGAAAGACCTCTCGCGCTGGAACGACTTCGACTATGTCACAGTGCTTGATGAGGACTTCGGACAGCCGTATGTGCCATTTTACAAGTATCTGGACGGGACAGACGCCAAAAATGTCTCTCCGTTCCTGAGGCGGGTCATCGCAAACTACAACAAAACGATGGACAGCTTCGATTTTCTCTTAAAACTGAACAGAAAGGACGAAAAAGATGCCTGAAAACACGAATTACACGCAGGAAGAGGCAAAAACCAAGGTGATCAAGGGTACCGCCAAGCTTGAGAAGAAGAATCCGCGCAAGAAGATCGTGGACTTTTTGTTCTCCGACAAGCTTGACAGCATCGGAAATTACCTTACTTACTCGATTCTCGGTCCTTCGCTCAAGGATATTGTCTTTAAAGTGATCCTCGGAGCGACACAAATGGCGCTTTTCGGCAACGGAAGTGTGCAGCAGGCGCCTCAGAGCGGAAATTATATTCCAGGATACGGCTATCAGGCGGCCAGGAGAGACCCGTACGTCTATAATAATGTGTCAAATCCCGGTTATGCACAGCCTCAGCCGGCTCCGTATCAGCCCAGAGTCGGCATGAATGATATTTCGTTTGATACCAAGGACGATGCCTGGCTGGTTCTGGACCGCATGAGACGTGAAATCGCCCGTTACGGTAAAGTCAGACTCGCCGATTTCTACACATTTGCCGGAATTACCGGTCAGGAGGGCAACTGGGCGCTTCAGGGGAACGGCTGGTACAGTCTGACAGACCAGGAAGTGCACGTTCTGCTGCGTACTGACGGGCGCTGGGTCATCGAATTCCCGCCGGTACAGGTGCTGAGATGAGCACAGAAGTACATTGTCCTTATTGCGGCAAGAAATTTTACATGATTATGGGCAGAAAAAGCGAAAAACAATGGCCTATCAACATTAAATGTCCTCATTGTAATAAGATTATGCCTACTTTAACTAAATATTTCAACGACACGGAGGTAAATTCATGAATTTCGGTAATTTCTTTAAAGGAGACACTTTGAAAGGCGCTTTTCAGGGTTTCGGTATGAAAGTAAATGCCGCAAGACCGGAGATTATGCTTGTTTCCGGGGCACTTTCGCTACTTGCGGGCACAATTTTCGCCTGCACCAAGACGGAAAAAGCCAAAGCAGTTGCAGAAGATACGAAAAAGCAGTCCCAGGAGATCGAAAATAAGCTACAGATCAACGTTCCCGAAGGCATTGATATTCTCCCGGAGACGCAGAAACAGCTCAAAGTTGAGCGCGGACGGCAGTATTTTAAGCTTTACGCGCATACCGCTTACGAATTTCTGAAGCTCTACGGTGTTCCGGCTCTGCTGTGGTTTGGCGGTATGGGTATGATCGTCGGCAGTCACGGAGAACTCAGAAAACTGAACCGTGGTCTTGCTGCGGATATTCTCGCCGGAAATCAGCTGCTGCAGGAGTATCGCGAGAGAGTAGCCAAAGCGGTTGGCGAGGATGTTGAGAACAAAATCTTCATGGGCGCTCAGGAGGGTATGGTCACGGTAGTGGAGACTGACCCTGAGACCGGTGAAGAAAAGACCCGTCAGGAAAAGGCGGATGTGTTCTATGCGCAGCCTGGAAGCATTTTCGCGCGGAACTTCACAGAAGAGAACACGGATATTATGTGGCGCCAGTTTACTGACGAATTCCTGGAGCAGAGAGTGAACGAAATTAACACCAAGCTTGAAGTCGGCTACGTGAGAGCCTACAGCGGGCTTGATATTCTCCGCATCCTCGGCTTTAACGAGAACGCGCTCGGGGAAGGCGAGAGCATGGACAAACTTCTCAGCTACGGCATCTCCGGCAACGCGCGTAAGGTTCCCGATCCCGAGATGCGGAAGCTTAAGATCACCCGTCTGCGTGGCTATCAGGAGAAATGGGACGTGGTACACCAGTGCAAGATCTACGTTCCATGCCTGAGAATCGATTTCAACTTCTATCCGCTGGAAGGGAAGATCTGATGTTCTATCATGATGTCATCAAAGAACTGACCGAGTTTCGTACTATGATGGAAAGCTGCATCAGTGAACCGGATCGTTATTGCGACAACTGTGCTGTGAAAGAGAGTTGCAATAAGTTTTTCATTGAGCAGCCGGAACATCTGATTGAGGTACTGGACAAAGCGATCGAAATGTTAAGAGAGGATTTAGAATGAAGTATATTTTAACGTTCCTTTTTGGGGCTGCATGCGGTGTCGGAGGGACACTTTTGTGGCTTCGTAAGGATATTAAGGAACGCCTTGAGAAGGCCGAAAATAGCGACGAGCTGCCTTTTGTTATAGGAGATGAAAATACCAAGGAAAATAACGAAAATTCCAGCAGAAGCGAAAATACGGCCTCTCAGGGGCATTCTACGCATGATATTTCGAAAAGGGAACAGGAGAAGGTCGATTATCACCGTATTGTGAGCGCTGTTCAGAACGGAGAAAAGCCTTCTGTTCCGATCCCTGTCATGCCGAGAGAGCACGATGGCTACATGACCGAAGAGGAGAGTGATGAAGTGGAAGACGACCTTGATATTCAGAATCTGAGCGAGATTCCAAACGAAGTCTTCGAGATCGATAAAGAGACGTTCAACCATGACGAGAGCAATGAAAAGAGCTATCTGACATATTTTCAGGGCGATCGGATCATGGCGACGGAGAGCGGGGCGATCATTGCGGAACCTGCCGTTCTCATCGGTCCGAACTGGGAGCAATATGTAGGCCACTATGCCATGAACACAGCCTTCATTCGCAATCCGAGACTCGCGACAGATTATGAAATTATACTGGAAGACGGACTGTACGAAGAAGAGTACGGTCCTGCTGATATTTAAAAAGAGAGGACTGATAAGCCTATGGAAGACAGCTATTTTTGTTGGTTAGAAGGGCTCATCGGCGATAGTTATCTCGTGACGAATTACCAGAAACTGCTGTGGAAACTCTTTGTCACGGATTATATTTGGGAGCTCGACTACGACAGAAATAGGGCTGCGGACGGGCTTTATCTTCGCCGGGAGTACACGGCTCAAACGGGCCTTACGATGAACATGGGAAAGCCCTGTTCGATGCTGGAAATGTTTGTCGCACTGGCCCGAAGAGCCGAGGATAACATTATGCACGACCCTGACATCGGGGATCGTTCTGGTCAATGGTTCTGGACGATGCTTCAGAATCTGGGGCTTGACGTGTATGACGACTACCACTATTTCGATGCAGAAGTGGAAAGGATCTTGGATATTTTCATACACAGACGGTACGCCAGAAACGGTCAGGGAGGTGCTTTTCCGATGCCGAACGACACGAGAGATTTGAGAAAAACGGACCTCTGGTGGCAGATGAATGCGTATCTGGAAGAGCATTATCCGGTGTAATTTTGAAAGGAAAAACGTAAAAATTAAGTGAAAAGTTTTTAAAAGTTAAAAATCGATTTTTTTCATTTTTTCATAGAAAATGCGAATTTTTTGCGAAAATAAGTCAAAAAACAAGTCAAAAGTCACTTTTTTTTCAACTAATACGTGAGAAAAATGCATTTTTGTATATAATAACCTGAAAAATTTTTGACTTATTGTCTTGTTCGCTATTTCTCCAGAAAGGAGGTTCGGTTTACGGATTTTGTAAAAGCGGCGTTAAGGCCGCCTCAGAAAAAAGGACAGCCGGCGGAAGTATATCCGAAGTTTATTACAAAGCAGAGCAAAGACCTTATGATTCGTGGCGGAGATTTTTATGCAATCTGGGACGCGCGAAACGGACGTTGGTCTACGCGATGGGACGACGTCATTGATCTTATCGATGAAGAGCTTGAGCGCTATAAGGAAACGGTAAAAGATCAGTATGACGTTATTAAAGTCGCTTATATGTGGGACAGCGATTCGGGAAGCATCGACAAGTGGCGAAAGTATGTCACCAAGCAGACAAGTGACAATTACTATCCGCTCGATGAGACGCTCGTGTTTGAAAACACAACACCGAAGAGAGAAGACTATTCATCCAAACATGTTCCGTATGCACTTGAGCATGGAAGCATCGACAATTGGAATGAACTTGTCGGAACTTTATATTCTCCGGAAGAGCGCCACAAAATCGAGTGGGCAATAGGATCGGTCGTAAGCGGGGATTCGAGATGGATCCAAAAGTTCTTCGTGTTTTACGGAGCACCTGGTTGCGGTAAAGGTACGATCCTTGAAGTTATTGAAAAGCTGTTTGAAGGATATTGCGGCCATTTCGAAGCGGCAGCGTTGGGAACAAACACATCTGATTTTGCGTTGGAATCTTTTAAATCAAATCCCATTGTTGCGATTGATCCCGACGGCCAGTTGAGCAGAATCGAGACAAATACAAGATTGAATGCGTTGGTGTCGCATGAAGTGCTCACTATCAATGAGAAGTTTAAGAGCAAATACGAAATGCGCATTCAGACGATGCTGTTCATTGCAACAAACTCTCCGGTAAAGATCACGGATTCGAAGTCCGGCTTACTGCGTCGACTTATTGATATTTCTCCCACCGGAAATAAAATACCGAACCGTCGTTACAACCAGCTTAAGAAGAACATTGGATTTGAGCTTGGAGCCATTGCATCTCATTGCCTGGATGTTTACAACGAAGATCCTCATTACTATGACGACTATACGCCGCTCAGCATGATGTCGGCAACGAACGACTTCTATAACTTCATGCTGGATAATTACGACGCCTATAAGAAAGAGGAAGGCGTTAAGCTTGCGGACGTTTGGTTTCAGTATCGGATGTATTGCGATGAAGCCAAGGTTCCATATCCTTATCCGATGCGAATCGTTAAGGAAGAATTGAAGAACTACTTTCTGACATATAAGGAACGTGGATATTTGAACGGAAAACAGGAAAGAAATGTTTATACAGGATTTCGTGTTGAAAAGTTCGAAGAGAAGACGTTTAACAAAAAGCCGGACAAAAGTAGCGAAGAGAGCTGGCTTCAGTTCAACACCACAGAGAGTATTCTTGACAAGATAGGCGCCGACTGGCCTGCCCAGTACGCTTATATTAAGGAGGACGGTAGTGACCGGCCTTCCGTGGCGTGGGATGATTGTCAGACGATTCTGAAAGATCTGAACACGGCTGAGCTTCACTATCTTCGCTGCCCCGAACAGTTTTGTTTCGTTGACTTTGACAAAAAGGATCCGAAGACAGGAAAGAAATCGCTTGAGCTTAACATGAAGGCTGCGTCAAAGTGGCCGCCTACCTATGCCGAGTTAAGCAAAAGCGGGGCCGGCATCCACCTGACTTATATTTACACCGGCGACATAAGCAAAGTTCTTCCGATCTACGAAAACGATGTGGAGATCAAGTTTTATACCGGAAAGGCATCGCTAAGAAGAAAGCTGACACGCTGCAATGATATTCCCATCGCGACCATCAGTTCCGGTTTACCTTTGAGAAAGGAGAATCCCAAAACGGTAAATGAGTACACGATAGAGGATCAAAAGCATTTGCTTGCCGCAGTCCGAAAGGCACTTCGTAAGGAAATCTCTCCGTTTTCGACGGTTTGCTGCGTCGATTATATCGGAAAGGTTCTGAATGAAGCTTATGAAAGCGGTATGAAGTACGACTTGAGCGAGATGAAACCGCAGGTGCTCGCTTTTGCCGCTGCTTCACACAATCATTCGCTGCAGTGTCTGGACAAAGCCGAAAACTTTCCGTATTGCAGTGAAACCGAATCGGAATGGGTTCCGCCGGAGAAAGAGGAGAAGAAGATCGCTTTCTTCGATACGGAGGTCTTTCCGAATCTTTTTATTCTGGTTTACAAACCGGTCGGACATGACTGTATCACACTTATCAATCCGGAACCGAACGAGGTTTTGCGTGTGTTCCAGTCGTACAATATGATTGGTTTCAATAATCTCGGATACGATAATCATATTTGTTACGCTCGTATTCGCGGCGATTCCATTTACGAGCTCTTTACCAGGTCGCAGAACATCATCAATGCACCGAAAGGAAAGAACGATTGGACGATCAACGAATCCAAGAACCTTTCCTACACAGATATTTTCGATTTCTGCTCCGACAAGAAGGGACTTAAGAAATGGGAGATCGAACTTCAGAAGAAAGGCGTTGATATTCGCCACGACGAAGCCGGTCTTCCTTGGGACAAACCGGTTCCGGAGAATAAATGGAAGCGCGTGGCTGAATATTGTTGCAATGACGTTATCGCGACCGAGCAGGTCTTCCTTGCCAACCAGTCGGACTTTCGAGCGAGAGAAATTCTGGTGGAGCTCTGTAACGCTTTACGCGGTCCAGGCTCGACGGTAAACGATTCGACGAACACACTGACCACCAAACTGATCGTTGGGAACGAGAAGACGCCTCAGGCGTCGTTTGTGAAGCCTGATCTTTCGAAATTGTTCCCCGGTTATGAGTACAACCCCTACGGTTTCCCGAAAGAGCGGTATATGGTAGTGGTCGATGATATGCTGCCGACCTGCAACCCGAAGTTGTTCGAGTTCTATGAGTTGGATATTTCCGGGAAGTATGTTAAGACCAAGGATGAAGTTCCGATGCTCGGAAAGCAGTATTACCGCTGTACCATGATATCCGGCAAGAGCTGGTATAAGGGTTTCGATCCGGGAGAAGGTGGCTTTGTCTTTGCCAACTGGGGCATGTACGGATATGCCGAATGCTATGACTCAGCATCTCACCACCCTTCATCGCTCATCGCTGAAAACGGGTTTGGGCCTTATACTGAGAACTTCAAGATGCTGCTGGATATTCGTCTGCACATTAAGCATAAGGACTACGACTGGGTTCGTTCGCTGTATAACGGCATTCTGGCTCCCTATCTGACGTCTGATGAAGATGCAAAACAACTTAGCAAAGCACTGAAAATCGCTATAAACAGCGTATATGGCCTCACAGCGGCACACTTTACGAATCGTCTGAGGGATCCGAGAAACGACGACAACTGGGTGGCCAAGAGAGGCGCACTGTTCATGATCGATCTGATGCTCAAGGTAAAGGAAATGGGCTATCGAGTCATCCATGTCAAGACTGATTCCATCAAGATCGCCGAGCCGGATGAGCGGGTCTATAATTTTGTTATGGATTACGGCAAAAAGTTCGGGTATACCTTCGAGATCGAGCATAAGTTCGAGAAGATCTGTCTTGTGAACAACGCAGTTTATATTTGCAAGTATACGGACGCGCCTGAGAACGGTAAAATGGCAGGGAAGTGGGAAGGTACCGGAGACCAGTTCAAAGAAGCAAGTTCCCCGTACGAATTTAAAACATTGTTCAGCCATGACGAGATCAACTTTTGGGATCTGTGCGTAACACAGACGGTAAAGGTTGGTCTCGGTTTATATTTGGATCTGGACGAGAATCTGCCTTCTTCCGAGCTTTTGGAGAAGGAAGAGGACAAATTAGTGAAAAAGTGGCATAAGGTTCAGTTCGAGCTTTGCGACGAGAACGATAAGAAGCTTGTGGAAGGCTTTAATCCCGTTCTCACGGATATTCCGGATAAGAAACTCGCGCAGTACGCAAGCGACGAGTATCACAGGGATTATATTCGTCTCTGCGAAGTTCAGGAAGAGATCCGGAAATGCCATGATTACCACTTTGTCGGTAAAGCGGGACTGTTTTGTCCCATTAAACCCGGATGCGGCGGAGGCCGTCTGGTCCGGGAGAACAACGGTAAGTACGCTTATGCGGCTGGCTCCAAGGATTATCGCTGGCTGGAAGCGGAAACCGTCCGTGAACTGCACCTCGAAGACAAGATCGATCTTGGATATTTCGAGGGCCTTAAGAATGACGCAATCGCAACAATCTCGCAATTCGGCGATTTTGAAGCGTTTGCCAAATAAATTTATTTTTCAATTTTAGAAAGGAAAAAGTATTATGCAGATCGTTGAAAGAAAGAGCCGTAGTTTTGTTATCGATGGTATTGTTGATCGCGAGGTTCGATCCCGCAACTTTGGCGGTGAGGAGAAGAAGGACCGTGTAACGGGCCGCACTGTTAACAGCCCCGGCTATCGTAACTTCCTGCTTTTTGTGACGGAAGAGATCGCCGAAGAGCTGAAGGACCATGGTTGTGAGGTGAAGTATACCAAGGTGCAGGGTCCGAACGACGTTCCCATGCCCTATGTGTCCATTACCGTGAGCTATTTTCTGAAGCCTGTGGAAGCTTGTATGATCTCCAACGGCGTTCCTACGCAGCTGGACGATGCGCACATCTTCCATCTGAACAACGTGGATATTCGCAACATGTGCCTTGAGCTTGAGCTCGGTAAGGAGAAGATCCACAATAATGGCGTGAAGTATATTCCGCTGTATGCACAGAAGATCTGGGTCGAGGTCACGCCCGACTACTTTGCCGAGAAGTACGGCTATATGAATCAGGCTCCTGTTACGGCTCCCGGAACGGAGGAAGAGCCGTTCTGATATTTAGAGGTTGAAAGGGGAGTTTTTGGTGCAACCCGAATTCGATGAGGGACAGCTCAAAGCTCTCTCAAAACTTCGAAACGGAAATATACTTTGCGGTGGGGTCGGATCCGGTAAAAGCCGGACCGGCCTCGCTTATTATTTTTGCAGTGTATGTGGCGGACAGATCGACGGCAAGCGAAGAGGCCTTAAGAAGGATCTGGTTCCGATGCTCTGGCCAAAAGACCTTTATATTATTACAACGGCGAAAAAGAGGGACAAAGGCGAATGGGAAGAGGAACTGGAGCCGTTCGGCTTGAAAGTCGGAGAGGATGAGAAACCGAAGATCGTGGTGGACAGTTGGAATAACATCAAGAAATACGTGGATGTTACCGGCGCGTTCTTTCTGTTTGACGAACAGCGTGTCGTTGGCTACGGAAGCTGGTCAAAAGCGTTCATAAAGATTGCACGTTCCAACGGCTGGATATTCTTGTCGGCAACGCCGGGAGACTGTTGGATGGACTATTTGTCGATTTTCATAGCGAACGGGTTCTACCGGAACAAAAGGGACTTTGAAAACCGGCATGTCATCTACAGCAGGTATACGAAATACCCGCAGGTCGACCGCTATGTGGACGATTATATTCTGACGCGGCTTCGGGATTCTATCCTCGTGAACATTGAGTATGAGAAACCGACCGAACGTCATATGGATATTCGTCTGGTGAGTTATGACAGGGAAGCTTACAAAGCGCTGATGAAAGACCGGTGGAACATCTACGAAGACAAACCGATCGAGAATGTCAGTGAGCTTTGTTACCTGCTTCGAAAAACGGTGAATGCCGATCCGTCCCGAATCGAGATGGTTCTGCTGATCGCAAAGGAACGGCCGAGGCTCATCATCTTCTACAACTTCGATTACGAGCTGGATATTCTCCGAAATGCCGCATGGCCGGAAGGAACGGTCTGTCGGGAATGGAACGGTCATAAACATGAAGAAATACCGGATTCGGAACGCTGGGTATATTTCGTAAACTACATGGGCGGTTCTGAAGGATGGAATTGCATTACAACAGATTCCATGCTGTTCTATTCCCAGAACTATTCCTATAAGGCGACCGAGCAGGCTATGGGCCGAATCGACCGTCGGAATACACCGTACAAAGATTTATATTACTACAGCTTTAAAACCTACGCGCCGATCGATGTCGCAATCGGTCGGGCACTGAAGAGAAAGAAGAATTTCAACGAGAGCATGTTTTTCCGTTCAAGATCCTCTTGACCGCTTAAAATTCGTAAAATTTACACCGACTATAGTAGGAGAGAGTAGATACTGCATTTTTTACTCTTTCTAAGGGTTTTTTGAGGTGAAAAACAATGCTTGAAAGTGAATTTCAGAGAAATTTGATCGGAGAGCTTCAGGAGATGTTTCCGGGAGCTCTTATCTATAAGAACGAAACAAAACAGGGTTTTCCGGATCTGACGGTGCTTTACGGGGAACACTGGGCGCTTCTGGAATGTAAAAAATCCGAGAATGCGTCGCACCAACCGAATCAGGATTACTATGTCGAACGAGCGGATCAAATGTCTTTCTCTCGATTTATCTATCCTGAAAACAAGCAGGAGGTATTGAATGAACTTCAATCGGCATTTCGAACTCGAAGGTAAACACGCCATACTAAGCCCGAGTAAACCCTACTGGTTGAACTACAATCAGGATCAGCTCAGAGCTTATATTCTCTCGCAGAACGCAGCCGCGCGAGGAACCAGACTTCATGATCTGGCGGCAAAACTGATTCAGGAGGGATTGAAGCTCAGAGGATCTACGCAAACTCTGACAGCTTATGTGAATGACGCCATCGGTTACGGCATGACACCGGAAGTAGCACTGAAATATTCCGACACATGCTTCGGCCATACGGATGCCATTGACTTCAGTCATGGTTTACTTAGAATTCACGATTTGAAAACGGGTACCGGTCCGGTGCACATGGAGCAGCTTGAAATTTACGCTGCTCTTTTTCTTTTGGAATATGAACGCGCCTTCGGCGTGAATCCTTTGAACACCAAGGTCAATCTTCGAATCTATCAGAACGATGATATTCAGGAATGGTCTCCGGACAAGGATCGAATGGAGGAACTAATTTGCACCATTAAAGAACGCGATGCCTGGACACAGGAAACGATGCGGGAGGTTGAAGGGTAATGGACGGCTGGATATTCGAAGAAAAGAACGTCTTCGACGAAAGTACGGGACAGTATAAGAAAGAGTTTATTGCTCATTACGGTACGCCTCGTCATTCCGGGCGTTATCCCTGGGGTTCCGGTAAGAATCCGCAGAGAAATCGAAACTGGCTTCAGCGAGCGGACGATCTGGCTAAGCAGGGCCTGAGCGAAAAAGAGATCGCGCAAGCTTTCGGTCTCAGCACCGGTGACTACCGTGCCATTAAGAAAAACTTCAAGTATCAGGTGGCTATGGATAATCAGCGCCAGGCCATTAAATGGCGCGATGATGGTCATGCCAATACTTGGATAGCGGAAAGGCTCGGAGTTTCCGAAGGCACGGTCCGTAATCTTCTGGACCCGACCAAGAAACAGCGGGAAAATACAGTCATGAATATTGCGGATAATCTAGAAACCGTTTTGAAAGACAAACCGTTTCTGGACGTCGGTGTTGGCGTAAACCGTCAGTTGAACATCAGTGAGCCTCAGCTTCATGCCGCACTTCTGGCATTACAGAACAAGGGATATAACGTTTATAATTATGATCTTCCTCAGGTGTCGAACCCGAAGCAGAAAACCAAGCTCAAGATATTATGCGATGGCGATGTCAGCCTTCAGGAAGTAAAAGAGCACTTAGGTGAGGTCACGTCTCCGGACGGTTTATATTTCGAAAACTATGGAGAGACCGCTGTTACCAGAAAACCGATACCGAGCGTGGATTCCAAGAGGATTGCAATTAATTACAACACCGGAGAACCTGGCGGCGGTCAGGAAAAAGACGGTGTGATTGAGATTCGTCCGGGTGTGGAAGATCTGGCTCTAGGAAATCGGAACTACGCACAGGTTCGTATCGCGGTCGACGGAACCCACTACCTGAAAGGTATGGCCGTTTACGGGGATCCTAGCAAAATGCCGGAAGGCGTGGATATTGTCTTCAATACCTCAAAACACGAAGGTACTGAAAAGATGGGTACCGGAGACAACACGGTTCTGAAACCGATGAAAAATGATCCGCAGAATCCGTTTGGCGCTTCGTTCCGCCAGTGGGAATACCAGGATGCCAACGGCGAATCACATGTGTCTCCGATCAATATTGTAAACAGCGATGAAGATTGGGATAAATGGCAGAAGAATCTGTCGTCTCAGTTTCTGTCCAAACAGATGCCGGCACTGGCAAAACGGCAGCTGGATATTCGCTACAGCGAAATGAACGATGAGTTCAACGAGTACAAGTCGATCAACAATCCGACACTGAAACGCCAGATGCTGGAAGAGTTTGCCGACAGCTGCGATTCGGCGGCCGTTCATTTGAAAGCAGCGGCTCTGCCGCGTCAGGGTGCGTTCGCCATTCTTCCGGTTCCGAGTCTGAAAGATAATGAAGTGTACGCACCAATGTTCGACAATGGGGAAGAAGTCATTCTGGTACGCCATCCTCATGCAGGAACATTTGAAATTCCGAAACTGATAGTAAACAACAACAATCAGGAAGGAAAAAATGTGATTGGAACGCTGGCTCCGCATGCCATCGGAATTACGGCTGCCACGGCACAGCAGTTATCCGGCGCCGACTACGACGGTGATACTGTTCTGGTCATTCCGACAAAAGGACAAAAATTAAAAACTGATGCGCCTCTTGACGAATTAAAAACGTTTAATCCGACAGAAAGGTATTCCCGTTCGCCGGATGATCCGATTCGCACCGGAAAAGGTGACGGGGAAAAGAAAGGTGACGGTTTTAACAAAGGTCAGCAGATGGGCATGGCGTCTAACCTGATCACGGACATGACGATCAAAGGCGCCAGCATCGATGAAATTGAACGTGCTGTCAAACATTCCATGGTCGTCATTGACGCTGAAAAACACAACCTGGATTGGAAACAGTCGGAAATCGATAATGGAATTGCTGAACTAAGAAATCGTTATCAGGATGGCGGAGGCGCTTCAACGCTGATCTCAAGAGCAAAAGGTGACGCCCGTATTCCGGAACGGAAAGAAGTCTACGGCACGACCAAGATGACTGATGAGGAATACAAAGAGTATCAGGAAAGCGGCGGAAGAAAGAATTCGTTCAAGCTGACTCCGGATGAATATGAACGGTATCAGCGCGGCGAAGTGATCTATAGGGATACAAATCGAAGCTATTCGAAAGACAAGAAGATCACGGATCCGAGCAAGATGACACCGGAAGAATTGGAACGTTACAATTCTGGCAAATCTGTATACAGGAAAACCGGCAAAATTGAAGATGCGGTTACCAAAATTTCCAATATGGAAGCGGCTTTAACGACCGGAGAAAAAGATGCGCACAGTATTTCCGCCGGGTATTACATTGAAGACATTTACGCTGATCATGCCAATCGTTTGAAAGCTCTCGGAAACGAAGCGAGAAAAGAAGCGAGAGCCACTGGACTTTTGCAAGAGATTCCTACTGCAAAGAAAGTATATGACGATGTCGTCGGAAAAGAAGGAACGCTGACAAAAAAGATCGCACTCGCCGAGTTGGAAGCTCCGAAAGAAAGACAGGCGCAAATGATTGCATCAAGTGTCATGCGGGCAACTATTCAGGCCCATCCGGAATTGAAAGATGACGACGATAAACGAAAGAAACTGGCATCCAAGGCACTGGAAAATGCACGCGATGCTGTAAATGGCGGAGAGCACAAGAAACGGTACCGGATTGAACTCACAGACCGTGAATGGGAAGCGATTCAGGCTGGCGCTATTTCGAACGAAAAATTCAAGACCGTCATTCGGTACTCCGATAAGGAGGAATTGAAGAAGCGTGCTACGCCGAGAGCATCTACAGGCCTTGCTTCTTCGACACGTTCGAGGGCCAGACTGATGCTTAACGCCGGTTACGCACCGTCTACAGTTGCAAAGGAGCTCGGTATCTCGATCGAGTCGCTTAAGAAAGAATTCAATAACTTCAGCGGAATGACAGTAGGAGGCGATTAAGAGTGGCAAGAACTATGATCACGACTACTGACAATAAATTCAATCCCTTTACACAGTATGATCGTTGGGCTGCCTATGACGAGAAAGAATGCGGTTATTATTCGGCCGCTTATCTGGCTCGGATCGCCGTTGTCTCGCCTGAATTTAGCCAAAAAGAAATGGATCAGGCAATTGAAGATGCTTGCGATGAGATCTGTAAAATGGATCTGCGGTTCATAAGTCCCGTCACGGGTAAAGAAGTCTGCTATGTGAAGGTTACTGAGCAGTAGTCTTAGCTTTTAGTTTGTATTAGCCGATACTAGATAGCTTTTATGTGGATCAATGGGCATGAGTCTGCATACTTGCTGTCTGGTGTCGGCTTTTTTACAACGTTTATGGGCTTTGCTCGTGCTATTCGGTGTGGCACGGCCGTTTTGCCTGTGCTTTCGATAGGTTTCTATGCATATAACATGAATATCATATAATTTTTGGCTAAATTCGATATAAAACACCCCGGGAGGGGGTCATTTTGGGGTCTAGGGGGTGCACAATCGCGGCGGTCCTCAAAAAAGCTCCGGAGGCAATTTTTGATATTTAGTCCTAGGTTTTTCTAATGCTTTTAAAGTGGGTATGATGCTTCCTTTGCCAGTTTGCTCATGTCTGGCTCGTTTCCCCTCTCTGTCGTGGAATCAGGATTCTCCTTTCGTGATGTTTGCCTCCTATAAACTTCATAAAAACCCACATCATACCCACCTTAAAGGCATTAGAAGTTTACTTAAAGTCCGGCAGAAAGGAGATGAACTGATATTTGGCTGCCAGAAAGTCTAGTAAAACTCAGAGCGATGTTTTGGATTCAGCACCTCCGCTTACTCCAGAAGAGTGGGAAAACCGCTTAATCGCAAAAAGTTTTCGAGCTGTTGAAGAGCGCATCGACAATGGTACCGCTACTGCTGCCGAATACGTTCATTTTTTAAAAGCTGGTTCAGTAAAACAACGCGAAGAGATGGAAAAGCTTCGTGAAGAGAACGCTTTGCTTCGTGCAAAGACTTCGGCAATTGAATCTGAGAAAGATCGTGCCGTTTTCTATCGTGAAGTTATTGATGCTCTTCAATCGTACAGAACGGAGACTACTGATGAGCCATTTGATCCGTACGTATACTGAACTAATTCAGATTCCGACGTTCATTGAGCGCTTTAGATATTTGAAGCTAAGAGGTGACGTCGGGCAGGAGACATTTGGTTGGGAACGGTATCTCAATCAGAAACTTTATACTTCATATGAATGGCGTAGATTTCGTCGAAATATTATTCTTCGCGACAATGGCTGCGATCTTGGAGTCGATGGTCATGAGTACATAAATGATGAGCTTGTATTCATTCATCACATTAACCCATTAGATCCAAAAGATATTGCTGATCATACTGAGATGCTCATGGATCCAGAAAACGTTATCTCGTGCCGCTTTGACACTCACAACGCTATTCATTACGGCGATGAATCATTAATTATGCCGTTTGAGTTAACTTTAAGAAAACCGAATGATACATGTCCTTGGAAAAACTAATAGGAGGTTTTGTTTATGGACGACTCTATTCTAGGAACAATAAGGAAAATGATCGGCCCGTCAGCCTCCTATGACGTGTTTGACACCGATCTGATTGTCAACATTAATTCTGCTTTTTCGAGGCTTTGTCAGCTCGGTGTTGGCCCAAGTTCGCCTTTTAAGATCCAAAGCGATGAGCAAACGTGGTCTGACTTTATGGACCCGGCGACAATGCCTGATGAAGTTAAGCAGTACGTTTATCTAAAAACCCGAATGATTTTCGACACTCCTGCAAGTTCTATCGTGGCAAATGCTTATAAAGAACAGATTGCCGAATTGGAATGGACTTTGAAGGAAGTTGCTCAGTTCGGGTATTAATAGGAGGCGGTAATTATGACCGTACCTGAAATACTATATCAGCGAGCACTTGATGAAGGCTTTACTATTGAAGCAGCATGCGCATTACTTGCTATGATTCAGGGTGAAAGTGCATTTCGCTACGACAATGCCGAAGATCGCATCAATCGTGTTGTCAGTGACGAAGAATACATTCGTCGAGCTGACGCAGGACTCATAACGTATAACGGCAGAAACTTCATTTACGATGAGGTCGGTTTCGGTTATGCACAGTGGACTTTCTGGAGCCGTAAGAAAAAGCTTTTCGAGTATTGCAAGAACCGCGGAACTTCCGTAGCCGACCATGAATCTCAAAAGGAATTCATTTTCGTTGAGATGCGAGAGGACTTTCCGGCTATCTGGAATATGTGTCGTACGTCCCATGACTTGAGTGCTTTAACTAAGAAACTGATCGATGTTTGGGAAAATTCTGCCGATCATCAGCGTGATATGAGCATTCGATATCCTTATGCGAAAGCGTGGTATGCGAAGTTCAGTAACTGGTACGAGCCGGCTGCTGAACAAACGGCCCAAGATGTCGATGAAGAAGGCGTTCCGGTTGAAAAAACATGGCCGCCTCGTGTGATTCAAAATGGTTTGAACTGGACTGAAGTGTACTTGCTTCAGTCTTTACTTAAATGTAGAGGTTACAACGTTCTGGTTAACGGAATTTTCAGTGAAGAACTGACTGAAAAAGTGAAGTCCTATCAGTCGATGAATAAGCTGCTTCCGGATGGAATTGTTGGGCCTAAAACATGGAAGTCGCTACTTGGTCTTCCGGCGGATTATTGATTCAAAATGGCTTTTGTACCTTACAATCCCAATCCTGCCGGACGCTACGTGGGCGATTGCACGATAAGAGCTATATGTAAATTGACGGATCAGGATTGGGATTCTGTTTATGCAGCAACCACTTTTGAAGGTTTTCTTCGGAAGGATATGCCATCTGGAAATTCTACATGGGGCGCTTATCTCGATCGTCTCGGGTATGTCCGGCGGGGTTTACCTGATACCTGTCCGTTTTGTTACACGGTTAAGGAATTTTGCCGAGACTATCCAGTTGGGAGATATTTGTTAGCATTGGATCAGCATGTCGTAGCAGTCGTCGATGGCAACTATTATGATACATGGGATTCCGGAAACGAGATTCCGTTTTATTATTGGAAGAAAGGAGAAAACTGAGTTATGGCAGATAACATGTTTGGGCCGACTTTGCTTCCGGCGACACCCGTCGGACCGATTAGACCCAACCCGGTTAATCCGGCGAATCTAGCGATGAATCAGCAGGCGCAGGCTATTCCTTCGCAGCCTCAGACTAATGTTATCTATGTCCACGGTATGCAGGAGGTTCTAGAGCATCCTGCTGGCCCTAACGAGCATTTGTATTTTCCTGAAATGGACGCTCGTGTAATTTGGGTTCGTGATACGGACTCAAAGGGACAGATTAAAAATCCGCTTACTAAACTGAGCTATACGGCAGAAGAAGTCGCGTTCGGTCCGGAAGCGAATTTTGTGACGAAGCAGGAGTTTCAGAAATTGTTCGACATTGTTCTTTCGACAAATGGCAATGTCAACAAACTTATGAAAGAACTTGGAGGTAGCTCTGATGAATCCTCTGTATAAATCTTTTCAGGAAAAGCAAGCGGCGAACAGGCCTCCTGCTAATCTGAATGAGATGCTTCAGAATTTTGCCAGTCAGTATGTTCCGCAAGGGATGAGCGCTGAACAGATGGTACGTCAATTGGTCCAGAGCGGACGAATGACACAAGATCAGTTCAGTCAGTTTGCTTCCGTTGCAGATGCATGGACGGGTAAGAAGCGTTAAGATTCAAAATGGCCTGAGAGATGCTTGACAGTTTCTCTCAGGCTTTTTAATAAATTGGTTTTCTCTCTTTATATTTAGTTCCGCCTTTGAATGTATTGTGCCGGTAAGGACCCTAACAAAAGCCTTCATAATCGGAGGCTATTTACCGGATATTCTTCTGCATTTCCGATTGCGCATAAGGAAAGCGGTTGAATAAATATATTCATTAGGGGGAATAAGAAGATGTCTTATTCTGAAAATGGTGGAACTCAGTTTACTATGCCTGTGGCGCCCTATGGTGGTGGTTATGGCAACGATGGCTTCGGTTTCGGCGGTAACGGTGCCTGGTGGCTGATCATTCTGCTTCTGTTCGCGAATAATGGTTGGGGCAATGGCTTCGGCTTTGGCGGTGGTGGCGGTGTGATGCCCTGGATGCTGAATAATAGTACGAATGCCGATGTTCAGCGTGGCTTTGATCAGTCTGCTATCATGGGGACTCTGAACGGAATTAACAGCACGGTTAGCAATGGCTTTGCCAATGCTGAGATCTCTCGTTGCAATGCTCAGGCGAATGTTCTTCAGACTCTCAACACCAATCAGGCTGCTACTCTGCAGAGTATGAACAGTTTGGCGATGGGTCTTCAGAACTGCTGCTGCGAGAATCGTGCCGGTCTTGCCGATCTGAAGTATACGGTTGCTACTGAGAATTGCGCGGATCGTAACGCTCTTAGCGAAGGCCTTACCTCTATGATGATGGCCAATAATACGAACACGCAGAACCTGATGAATACTGTGAACAGTGGTATTCAGACGGTTATGGACAAGATTTGCGCTCTGGAACTGGCTGGCAAGGATCAGCAGATTGCTGCTCTTACTGCTCAGCTTAACGAGGCGAATCGTCGTGCTTCTCAGAACGATCAGACTGCTCAGATTCTTGCCGGTCAGCGTGCTCTGGCTAACGAGGTTGAGCAATACGTGATGCCCACTCCGCGTCCTGCGTGGATTGTGCAGAATCCGAGTTGCTGCAATCAGTCCTCCACTTGCGGTTGCGGTTGCGCCGCATAAGGAGGTGGCGTGATGGCTGAATGGACTAGCGTGGCCGAACAGACGGTCAATCCTGGTGAGTCCATTGTCTTCACTGAAGCTTCGGAGCCTTGCTACTGTGGACTCATTCTGCACCGTGAAGACAGCGGTGCGTTTTTAATGAAGGGTATCGACGATAATGTTTGCAGATGTGGCCGCAGAAGTCGTGTAGTACGCTATACGGCTGCGTTCGGTGCCAATATCGCGATTCCCGAGGGCGAAACCGTCGGTCCTATTTCCGTCGCCTTCGCTCTTGATGGTAACACTCTAGCCGGAACAAACATGACGGTTACTCCCGCGGCCGTTGAAGAATTCTTTAACGTGTCTCGTGAAACCGGCGTTCCGATCTGGAGAGGTTGCTGCCAGACACTCTCGGTTCGTAATACCAGCACTATTCCTATTCTGGTGCAGGGCGCGAACCTGCTGATTACGAAGTGAGGAGGATTTCAAAATGGAAGTTGAATCCATGAAACACGGAAAGGCAACCGTAGAAAAGTGCCTTGAAGAACTGTTTAAGAAGTCCGACCTCACCCCTGCCGAAACGAAGGCTGCGCTGGATGGTATGAATCTTCGCGATCTGTTAACTTGCGAGATTGAAGATTGCAAGATGAAAGAGCGGGAGAAAGAGGACATGGAGTATTCTGAACGCGGATATTCTGGTCATGACACTCCTTACCGCCAGTATCATATCACGTCTTACGGGCGTCCTATGCGTATGCCTCGTTCTGACGGAAGTTACCGTCCGATGAGGATTTCTTACGGCGGACGGACGATGGACGACTATTCCGGCGACTATGGCGTTCAGGGCTGGTACCGTAGCGGAGACGGTATGTCGAACTGTGGTCCTGAGCCTTATTATTATTCCGACGGTCGCTATCGCGATGACCACCGGTACAGCCGTCATAGTATCGGTGACAGGGTCGTTGAGAAGCTTGAACATATGATGGACACTACCAGTTCTGAGTATGAAAAAGAGGAACTGCATAAGTTCATTCGTATGGTTCGGAGTGCTGCTGACTAAGTTTAAGATTAAGGGGAGAGCTCTTGAGTCCTTCAAGGGCTCTCTTCGATTTAAAAAATACGAATAGGAAAGTGAGGGTTCAGACATATGCCTGATAACACAATTGACTATCTGGCCCATCACGGTTTGATCGGGCAGAAAGACGATTTAGTAAGCAATATTGAATTAGACGATGACTTTCTGGAACATTATCAGATTAAGGGTGCTAAGCATGGCATCCGCAGATTTCAGAATTATGATGGCTCTTTAACTCCGGCAGGACGCGAACGCTATGGCATTGGACCTGCAAGAGAAGCGAAAAAAGAAGCCGCTGCAAGTGCTGCAAAAAATATTAATAAAAAAGCAAAAGCAGTTTTAAACACTTATAAAGAAAAACGGGCCAAAGCAAAAGAAGCGAGCGCCGCTAAAGCTCATGAAATGCTAAAAGAATATGCTCGTAGGCATCCTAAGTATTTACCGATGCTTAGTAAAACAATGACTAAAGACGAGATTAATAAGATTGTCGACGATATAAATTTTGATCAGAAATTACGAGATATTCGACAGCGCGAACTTGATGAAGGAACTCGGCGTATACAGCGTGCAGCAAATACCATTGGTGCAATTTCAAATTTAATGAATAATAGCAAGAATCTTTATAACAATTCGGTTGAAATTTATAATTCGATTAAAGGAACTAATAAACGTAAAATCGGCGAAAAGAAAGAAGAAGATCGTAGCGAAATTACAAAGATTATTCGTAGTGGTTCGGCCGATGATGTTTATAAGAATATCTCAAGGATGACGTCTAGCGAACTTGGAGATGCTATTAAACGGTTAAACGCCGAAGAGGTGCTAAAAAATCAATACGGCGTTAAGGTCGATGATAAAACTAAAAACAAAGATGACAAAACGTAAAGGATGAAATCAAAATGGCGTTATCGAATACGGCTGTGCCGAAATACTACGGCGCTTTTCGTGACGCCGTTTTACGTGGAGAAATTGTAGTTAATCGTGAAGTGTCCATGCAGATGACGCTTATCGATAAACTTATTGAGGATCCTAGGTTTTACTATGACGATACGGTTCTGGAAGGCTGGATTCGTTTCTGTGAAAACGAACTGACGCTTACGGATGGCGGGGATCTTACGCTGCTTGATTCGTTTAAGCTTTGGGCCGAAGATATTTACTGTTGGTTTTACTTCGTTGAGCGGAGCGTTTGGGTTCCGAACCTCAGAGGCAGCGGCGGACATTTCGAAATCCGAAAGATTAAGAAACGTCTTCGCAATAAGCAATATTTGATCGTTGGCCGTGGTGCAGCGAAGTCTGTTTACTGCACTTGCGTTCAAGGTTACGGCCTCATTATGGACGAAGAGGCGACCGATCAGATTGTAACAGCGCCAACCATACGTCAGTCCGAGGAAACTTTGCTTCCGTTAAAGATTGCTATAGCTCGATCTAAAGGGCCGGTCCTTAAATTCATGACAGAAGGTTCGCTTCAGAATACTACCGGTAATAAAGCAGATCGCGTCAAAATAGCTCCGACAAAGAAAGGCATTGAGAATTTCGTTACGAACTCCATTCTTGAAAGCCGTCCAATGCGTATCGATAAACTTCAGGGTGCTCGCTGTAAATACGCCACGGTTGATGAGTGGCTTTCTGGCGATGTTAAGGAAGATGTTGTAGGTGCTTTGGAACAAGGTGCTGCGAAAGTCGATAATTGGCTTATTGTAGCAACAAGTTCCGAAGGTACTGTACGTAACGGCCCTGGCGATACTATAAAGATGGAACTTATGGAGATTCTGAAAGGGGATTACTATAATCCTCACGTTTCCATTTGGTGGTATAAGCTTGATGACATTAAGGAACTAAACAATCCTACGATGTGGATCAAGGCCAACCCGAATCTTGGCGCAACCGTAAGTTATGAGACCTATAAGATCGAGCTTGACCGAGCTGAAAAGAATCCGGCAGTTCGCAATGATATTCTTGCAAAGCGTTTCGGTATCCCGATGGAGGGTTACACTTACTTCTTTACTTATGAAGAGACAAAGCCGCATCGGAGACAGTATTTCGATGGCATGATGTGCTCGCTTGGTGTCGATCTCTCGCAAGGCGACGATTTTTGTGCGTTTACATTTTTGTTTCCTTTGCCAAGCGGAGGCTTCGGCATAAAAGCGCGTAGCTATATTACGTCCTACACCTTCCAGAAATTACCAAGAGCGTTGCGTTCCGAGTACGAAAAGTTTATTCGAGAAGAGAGTTTAGTTGTTCTGGAATCGACTGTGCTAGACCTCGGTGAAGTCTATGAGGATCTCTATCATTTCATTGATGCAAAGCACTACAATGTCCAGTGCCTTGGTTACGACCCGTATAATGCTCCAGTGTTTATTAATCGTTGGGAAATTGATAACGGCCCTTATGGTATCGAAAAAGTACCTCAGGGCGTTAAGACTGAATCGGTTCCTCTTGGAGAATTAAAGATTATGGCCGAACGCAGAGAATTATATTTCGACGAACAGATTATGTCGTTTTGTATGGGTAACTGCATTACTCAGGAAGATACGAATGGCAACCGGAAACTTTTAAAGAAACGTCGTCAGGAAAAGATCGATAACGTTTCGGCTCTGATGGATGCGTATGTCGCTTATAAGATGAATCGAGACATGTTTGAATAACATAAAATTACCTCCCCCATATTAATGGGGATTAAGGAGCTGATCATATGAGAAACGTATTTGAATATTATTCAGAAGATAACTATCTTGCGCATCACGGCATTCTAGGTCAAAAGTGGGGAATTCGTCGTTTTCAGAATAAGGACGGTTCGTTAACTAATGCCGGTAAGCAAAGATATTCTTCTGACGATTCAAATGCCGAAAATACTTTAAGCGACCGTTCTAAGCAAATTGAACAGGCCGTTCATAATTCTCGCATGAAGAATGATTCTTACTATCAACTTGATAAACGTCAAGATATGACAAAAGAGCAAAAAGACGCTGTTTATAAAAAGCAAATGAATAACGCCCTTACAAAGATGCTAAATAATGCAAAAACTGACGAAGAAAAAACGCGAAAAGTAACGTCTCTAAATACTGCATTAAAGGAAGATCGTTGGAATTTAGATTTTTTGGAAGCAATACAGAACTCTGGGATTATGCACGACGGCAACACGAGAGCTATGCTTATTGAATATGCTAATTTTTTAGATGATCCAGATGACTATTGGCAGAACGGTCGAAATAAATTATACGGTGTATAACTAATTAAAGCAATCGGAGGAGACTTCCAATGACGGTTGCAAAACTTGTCGAATTGATCGGAGCTAAAAGTGGCGAACTTTCGTTCTGGGGGATCGTTATACTGCTTCTGAGTTTAGGCGTGGAGTTCACTTCGATCAAGATTAATCCCTGGACAACGATTCTCGGATGGATCGGGTCCAGACTGAACTCCAAATTAAACTCAAAACTCAATGAGATTGAAACTAAAGTTGACAAACTTGGAAACGATCTCGATAAACATATTTCAGAATCGACGGCCAAAGAGATCCGAGATACGCGCAGAGATATTCTTGAATTTTGTAATTCCTGTATGAATGGAAGAAAACATACTAAGGAGCAATTCGAGTTTGTTATCAAACAATGCGACGAATACGAGGATTATATTCGTTCCCGTAAAATTAAAAACGGCGTAGTTGATGCCGCTATGACAGAAATACGTCGTCTCAATCTGAAATGCATTCAGGAAAACTCATATTTGAAAGAAGGGGAAGACTATGAAAACCGCAATGTGGTTTAAGGCAGCGCTTATTCGCATGGTTCGAACCGCCGCACAGACTGCCCTCAGTCTTATGACGATCGGCCAAATGGTTTCTGACATTGATTGGAAAACCGTTCTTTCCGTGTCAATTGTAGCTGCGGTTTATTCTTTTCTCACCAGTATTGTAACCGATCTTCCGGAAGTCGGCAGCGACGGCACAGTTCATCTCGAAGGCGACGGCGAAGTCGGTGCAATTGATATTGTTCTCACCAATGACGACATGGCAAAAAAGAAACTTGTGAAGCTTAATGTTGACAAGGGCGAAGAGCAGTATCAGGGTAAACATTGATATTTGGAGGGCGTAAATTATGTACGACAATGATTACGTAATCTTATTTGACGAGAATGGTCAGCCTTATATTGCGCATAGTCAGATTATTACCAATCTTAAGAAGGGCGCAAAATCTGTTGCCAAGCTTGTCGACGGCACTAAAACTCGATATTTTTCTACGCAGAAGGAGCTGCAGGCTTACTATAATAAAGGTAAGCAAAAAGTTTCTCAAGTGGCATCGAAGGCGAGAAGTGCGGCTTCTAATGCCTATAGTAACGTTAGAAGCACCGCGACTAAAGCATATAAAAGCGCTAAGAAAGCCGCATGGAAAGCTGCTGATAATCTCGGTGTCGATGAAGCCATCGTTCGTAAGCGTGCTAAAGATACTATGAAGAAGCAGAATGACGATATGACGCGTACCGATTATATGGTTGCTAATAATAAATTTGCTAAAACGCCTCTTGGCAAAGCAGAGAAAGCTGTGCGAACCGCAATCGATACTACTAAACGTTATGCTAAAATTACCATTAGTGAAATGGATCATTATTTAGATAATGCTAAAGATAAATCCGGCGATCTGATTAATAAGGGCCGTACCATGTACGAAGACGCAAGAGAGACTGCACGAAATGTCGGTGATAAGGCTGCTGAATTTAGTAATCGGGCCATCGATTTGGTGACGTCTCGTGACGAAAAGCGGGCTCTTGATACGGCTCGTAACGAGTATGAAAAGGTTCGCGGGACGGGAGGCAGTGAAGAATCTGATGCATATTGGGCTCAGCGCGAAGCTGAAGCTAATTATGATCGCACCATTGGCGGAAGAGTTGGTTCTGCAGCATCTTCAGTTTCGTCTGCGGCTAAAAATGCTGCTTCTTCCGTAGGTACTGCAGCTAAAAATGCTGCTTCTTCCGTCGGCAATGCAGCTACTTCTGTAGGTAATGCTGCTAAGAGTGCCGCCGATCGCGTTACTGGTAAGACTAAAGCTCAGGCTCAGTCGGCTTACGATAAGGCGCTTCGCGAATATGAAAAAGTTCGTGGCACTGGAAGTGGCGAAGAATCTGATGCATATTGGGCACTTCGTGAGGCCGAACTTGCACTCGAACGTGCCGGTGGCAAAATTAAGAAATAATTAATAAGTGAGGTGCTAGAAAGTGCCTTCTTCGAATTACGTAATACTACTAGACGAGAACGGTCAGCCTTATATCGCCCATTCCGTATGGTCAAAAGCTAAAAGTGCTGCCGGTTCGGTAGGTTCGAGAGTTAAGTCGGCTGCGAAGTCCGCTGGCGAAGGCATGGGGCGTGGGTATCGTGAATCCGTGAAGTATATTCTAAAGGTCGGCGAAGGCGCTAAGGCTCAGTATGCGTATACGAAAGAAGAAGCCGAGCGACTCTTAGGACGAGGTAGGCAAAAAGTTCAGCAGACTGTTGATACTGCAAAACAGAAAGCAGCTTCTGCGTATAACAGCGGCCGTCAAGCTCTTAGTACAAACAAGGAAAAAGTTTCCGAGGTGTACAACAAAGCGATTAAAAACGTTTCGTCTACCGCGACCAAGGTTCCTGAGTATCTAAAAGACACGGTAGCCATTCGCGATAAAGCCACCGGCGCTATTGTTCGCGGACAGGAAGCTGTTAAGAAGATCGAATCTGGAGCTAAAGCGGCAGCTTCGAAGGTAAAAGATAAAGCTCGCGATATAGCCGGATACGATGAACTTGACCGCTATGAACAAGCATGGGATCGTACCAGCGAAGCTAAGGACCGTTTAGCAAACAATCCTAATTCCGCTTATGCTCAGCGTGAAGTAGATCGGGCTGAACAAAATGAGGCCAAGGCTCACGAAGATTATCTAAAGACTCCGATTGGTAGACTTAACGATGCCAAATCTAGAGTTCAGGAAGTTGCTGAAGAAGCCAAGGATGCAGCTAGAAATGCCAAAGATAGAGCTTCAGATGCTGTTTCAAAAGTTAAGGATAAAGCTCGCGATATAGCCGGATACGATGAACTTGACCGCTATGAACAAGCATGGGATCGTACCAGCGAAGCTAAGGATCGTTTAGCAAACAATCCTAATTCCGCTTATGCTCAGCGTGAAGTGGATCGGGCTGAACAAAATGAGGCCAAGGCTCACGAAGATTATCTAAAGACTCCGATTGGTAGACTTAACGATGCCAAATCTAGAGTTCAGGAAGTTGCTGAAGAAGTAAAAGCTAATTTACGAGATAAAATAGGTTATGATGAAAAAGAGCGTTTAGAAGATGCTCAAAAAGCGTTTGATGAAAAATATGAAGAGGGCGTAAAACTCACAGAACAGCGTGAACCTATATATCGCGCATATTGGGATTATGTTAGTGAGCTGGAAAATAAATACGGCAATGGATTAAGTAATGTCGAGTCTAAAATGACTAAATCCGAACGACGTGAATACGAGCAGTTGAAAGATAATTTATCCAATATCTCTGAAAAATGGTGGGACGCTACTGTCATACAAATGAACCCGTCGCACATTCTTGTAAGTCCGTATGACGAGCCAAAAACGCTGTGGGATAAGCTTGATGCTGCGAAACGAGACTATCAGAATACGCCCCTTTCAAAAATCGAGTCGTTTAGAAAGAAATTAAAAAAGTAACTTTCGGAGGTGATTCCATTGCCCACCTTAGGTGAGCGCATTCAGAAGGCTTGGAATGCCTTCCGGAACCGAGATCCCACTCCTGTTAAGCAGCAGGAGTTTTTTTCTTATAGTTCAGCAGGCATGGTAAGACCGGATCGTCGAAGACCCAAACCTGGCGGCGAACGGTCTATTATTGCGCCAATTTTAAACCGTATTGCGGTCGATGCAGCAGCAATTGATATTCGGCATGTTCGTAACGATGAATTCGGACGCTATAAAGAAGACATTCCAGATGAACTCAATGATATTCTGACTCTTGAAGCAAATCTGGACCAGTCTGCAAGAGACTTTAAACAGGATGTTTATGCATCTCTTCTTGAGGAAGGATATATCGCCGTATGTCCGATCGTTGCCGACGTTAACTATACGACTCTTTCTGTAAACAAGATTCAGTCGGCCAGAGTTGGTAAAATCATTACCTGGTATCCAAAAGATATCGATGTTGAACTTTATAATGAGGATACTGGTAAACGCGAGACGATCAGAATGCCAAAGAAGCTCTGCGTCATTCTACAGAATCCGTTTTACGAGATCATGAACGCTCCGAACTCTCTTATGATGCGACTTCGGAAAAAGCTTGCTCTCCTGGATCAGATAGATGACAAAACTGCATCCGGAAAGCTCGATATGATCATTCAGCTTCCATACGCAACTCGCCATGAGACACAGAAGGAGAGAGCCGAGCAGCGCCGTCACGATCTGGAAGTACAGCTCGCCGGTTCTCGATATGGTATCGGCTACATTGACGCAAGTGAAAAAGTCATTCAGCTTGGCAGGCCACTCGATAACAATCTGCAGTCTCAGATCGATTCACTTACTAAGCAGCTTCACGACCAGCTTGGTGTGAATCCCGAGATTCTGAACGGTAATGCCAATGAAATGACAAAGCTGAACTATAACAACAATATTATTGAGCCTATTGTAACGACATTTACAGACGGAATTACCCGCAAGTGGCTTACGAAAGCGGCTCGCACCCAAGGTCAGGCGATACGGTCCTTCCATGATCCGTTCCGTCTTGTACCTGTCGGTGATGTTGCGGAACTTGGCGATAAACTCATCCGCAATGAGATTCTTACCCCGAATGAGATGCGCGGCATACTTGGCTTTAAGCCTTCCGAGCAGGATGGTGCCGATGAACTGCGTAATCCCAACATGCCTATGGAGGCAGACCCAATGGCCGAATATGAGGACGAAGGTGCTGAAGGAGAAACACCTGACGGAACCGAGTCTCCCGATGAAGCCGATACTGAAACTATGAATGAAGATTTACCGCCTGCTCCTGATGGATACGAGTATGTGGAAGATGAATACGACGACACGGAATGAATTCAAAATGGAAGTCAAGTATGGTAAATCTAACTTTATATTAGGAGGCTATTCGAATGCCTAACGCAATTCCTGCTAAATACCAGGACTGCGATTTTGCTGGCTGGGCGACTCGAAACGATCTTCGTTGCTCGGATGGCCGCACAATTCGCCGCGATGCGTTTGCCCATCAGGACGGAGCTAAGGTTCCGCTTGTATGGGGACACAATCACGATAGTCCTAATGCCGTCCTCGGACATGGTTTTCTTGAGAACCGTCCCGAGGGCGTTTTCTTTTACGGATATTTTAATGACAGTGAAGACGCCAAGCGTGCTAAGCAAGATGTGATGCACCGGGACGTAACTTCGCTTTCTATTTGGGCAAATCAGCTCAAGCAGAGTGGCGGAGATGTTCTGCACGGTTCCATCAAGGAAGTAAGTCTTGTTCTGGCAGGAGCCAATATGGGTGCTCAGATTACTTATCCGATAATCATGCACGGCGACGATCCTGAAACTTTAATGGATGAAGCCTACATCTACATTGGCGAGGATTACGGCCTTGAGCTTGGACACGCAGATGAAGATGAGGATGGAGGAAACACTATGGATGAAGAAAAGACCGTTCAGGATGTCATTGACACCATGGACGAAGACCAGCTGAAGGTCATGTCTTATCTGATTGCTAAGGCCGCTTCTGAAGGCAATGCCGATGACGAAGAGGATGAAGAGGAAATCGAGCATTCCGGCCTTGATGAAAACGCCACTGTTCAGGACGTTATCAACACTATGGATGACAATCAGATCAAGGTTATGAACTTTCTTATTGCCAAGGCTGCGGAAGATGCTGCCGAAGAAATCAAACATTCCGATATGGAGGACAATACCATGAATTTCAACGCTTTTGATTCTAGCGCTGCTCAGGGCGGCGCCTACCTGTCTCACGACGATGAGATGTCCATTATTGCTACCGCGAAGAAGTATGGCAAGCTGAGCGATGCTCTGTCTGCTTATGCCGATGAGAACAACCTGTCCCATGACGATCTGGCTCCTGTGAGCGGTGCCACTTCCTATCCCGATGGCCAGGATCCTGCTCAGGTCGACAGCTTCTTCCCCGATTATCACGACGTTTATCCCGGTGCTCCTCAGCTCGTGATGAACGATCAGGCGTGGGTAAAGCAGGTTCTGAATAAGGTTCACAAGAGCCCCTTCAGCCGTATTCGCACTAGCTACGTCGACATTCGCAACATTGAGGATCTTCGTGCCCGTGGCTATCTGAAGGGCAAGGAGAAGGTTCTGGCCGGTAATTATCCCGTTGCTCGTCGTGTCACCGATCCTCAGACCGTGTATGTTAAGTCTGCGCTGAACCATGACGATGTTGTGGACATCACTGATTTCGATTACATCGATTATCAGTACAAGATCGATCGCATGGAGCTTGAGCTTGAGCTGGCCCGCGCGATCATGATCGGTGACGGCCGTGACGATGCCAGCGCCGACAAGATCAATCCTGAGCACATTCGTCCTATCTGGACCGATAATGATATTTTCACCATCCATAAGACTCTTGACCTTACCGGCGTGAATGGTGATTTCTCCGGTAACTTTGGTGACAGCTACAAGTATGCTCAGGCCACTGAGGCTGCGATTCTCGATGCGAAGATCGACTTCAAGGGCACCGGTACTTCCGATATGTACTGCACTCAGGCTTTCTTCAATAAGCTCATGCTTGCTAAGGATCTGAACGGTCGTCGTCTGTATGCCAATAAGGGTGAGCTTACCAGCGCTCTCGACGTTGGCGGCGTGTATAGTGTTCCCGAGTTTGCCAATAAGACCCGCACTGCCGGTGGTAAGACTTATCGTCTGCTTGCCATCATTGGTAACCTGGCTGACTATGCTCTGGGCCAGACCAAGGGCGGCGAGATCATCCATCGCACCCAGTTCGACATCGACTTCAACCAGGAGAAGAGCCTGCTTGAGACTCGCGTTTCCGGTGCTACCACTCGTCTGTACGCCTTCATTGTCATCGAGGAAGAGGTTACCGGTAACACTGGTAACGATGTTAGCGGCACCTGATCTAACTAAAATTTAATCAAAATGGAAGAGAAGTGAGTTAATGGCACGTTATTATGGACGAATCGGTTTCCTGAAACGTGAAGAAGAATCGTCTGAGCGACCGAGTCGTTATATTCCCGTTATCGAGGAACGATTTTACTCAGGCGATACATACAAAATTCATGCAAATCAGCAAACTTCCGAAAAGCCGGTTGATGACTTTGGTATTAACAATGACATCTCCATCGTAGCGGATGCCTATGCATACAATAACTTCTCTTCCATGAAATACGTGGAGTTCATGGGTACACTTTGGGAAGTTAAGAGCGTTACCGTTGAACATCCGCGACTTCGGATTTCTTTTGGAGGTGTCTATCATGGACCAACAGGATCGACGCCTTAAATTCGACGATGAACTTCGAGTTCTTCAAACAGAGATTTTAGGCTACCAGCATACGTATTTCGAGCCAACCGAAGAAGTTCGGATGAAGTACGATGCAGTGGTCTATAAGAAAACCGATATGAATGTTCGGAGAGCGAACAATAAAAGTTATTCGATACGCGATGGCTATCTTGTAACGGTTATCAGTCGTGATCCGGAAACTAAACTTCCATGGGCGATTCAGGAGCATTTTGAACGATGTGCCCCTGGTCGCCCTTTCGTTAGGGATAATCTTTACCATTTTCCCTTTACCATTTTCTATTAATTATTAAGGAGGAAATCCCAAATGGCTAAACTTGAGTGGGATAAGATCGGCGAACGTTTATACGAAACCGGTACTAAGAAGGGCGTTGTGTACCCCCAGGAGGGCGACGCCTATCCGAAGGGTTACGCCTGGAATGGTCTGACCGGCTTTAACGAAGAGCCTGACGGTGGTGAGGCCAATGATATTTGGGCGGATGACATCAAGTATCTGTCTATTCGTTCTCGTGAGAACTTTAAGGCCACCATTACTGCCTACACCTATCCTGATGAATTTGCCGAGTGCGACGGTTCCGCTACTCCTGTTGCAGGTGTTGCTCTTGGCCAGCAGGCTCGTAAGCCCTTCGGCTTCTCTTGCGTAACCACAATTGGTAACGATACTGAATTTGAGGAACATGGCTATAAGCTGCATCTTGTTTGGGGTGCTTCCGTCTCTCCGTCGTCCAAGGACTACCAGACGATCAACGATAGCCCCGAGGCTGTTGAGTTCAGCTGGGAAATCGACACCATTCCTGTCAATGTGACTGGCTATAAGCCCACCGCTCATATGGTCATCGATTCCACAAAGTTCCCGAAGCAGACCGGCGAAAATCCGGCCAAGACCAATCTTGAGAAGCTCGAGGATATCCTGTATGGTACCGAGAACACTCAGGCGCGTCTTCCGATGCCGGATGAGGTCATTGCCTGGCTGCGTGACGGTTCTTATACTCCCCCGGCCGGCTAATTTAGTTTATCAGAGGCTCTCGGATTATCTGGGAGCCTCTCTTTTTTATATTTGAAAGGAGAATTCTGAACATGCTTAAAAAGACTATTACTTACGAGAATTTCGATGGAGCAATCGAAACTGTCGACGCATATTTTAATCTCACAAAGACCGAATGTATCGATCTTAATCTTGAATACGAAGACGAGGGAGGTCTTATTGGACGCATCAAGAAGCTTATGATCGAAAAAGCTGATGGTCAGATGCCTCGTAAGCCGGCCGTCGATTTCATTAAGCTTTTGATCGATAAGTCTTATGGTGTTCGTCCGAAAGATAATCCGTCTCTGTTTCTTAAGGAAGACGAAGATGGTCGTCCTCTTTATAAGAAGTTCCGTCAGTCCGCGGCTTATGATGCTTATGTGTTTGCGCTCTTGTCCGGCGATGAATCTCTTGAGGAATTTGCCACGAACGTCCTTCCGAACATCAGCGACGCACAGAAGGCCGAAGCTGAGAAGATGTTGGAGGCTGAGGGTCTTTCTGGTCTTCTTCACGAGGTCTGATGACGTGTGCCGCTCACGATAACTGTTCCCGGAAAAGATTTTTATGACCCGGTAAGTAACCGTTTTATTACGGTAAAAACTCAAAAGTTGACGCTTGAGCATTCACTTTTGAGTATTACGAAATGGGAATCGAAGTGGCATAAAGCGTATCTTTCGCGGGAAACAAAAACTGATGAAGAAAACTTCGATTATATTCGTTGCATGTGTGTTACGGAGCCTAGCGATCCGAACGTTTTCTTAGCGTTAACACAACAGAATGTGCAAGATATTGCAGATTACATTCAAAATCCGATGACAGCTACAACGATTAATAATCGAGATAAAAGGCCGTCCAGAGAGATCATTACCAATGAATTAATATATTTCTGGATGACTAATTTTAACATACCTTTTGATCCGTGTCAGAAATGGCATTTGAATCGGCTAATGACATTAATTGAAGTCGCTTCGATTAAAAATCAGCCACCGAAGAAAATGAGCAAAAAAGATATTCTAAGTCGTAATGCGGCTTTGAATGCTCAGCGACGCGCTAAGTACGGCACAAAAGGATAAACAAATTATTTAAGGAGACTTTTATGATTCGCTGTAAGGTGAAAGGTGATTTTAAGAAGACTAAAGGTTTTCTGAGTCGCATTCGACGGTTAAATCTTGAAAGTCTCCTTAAACCATATGCAGAAGCGGGCGTAAAGGCGCTAGCATCTGCCACACCGGTCGTTACCGGAAAAACAGCTGCTTCTTGGGGATACGAAATTGTCAGGGAGCGAGACAAAATTACAATATATTGGACAAACTCAAATAAAAACGAAGGCGTACCGATCGCTGTCATTCTTGAATATGGACATGGCACCGGATGGGGCGGGTACGTTCAAGGCAGGCATTTTATTTCTCCTGCCATTCGGCCAGTTTTTGATGAAATAGCTGAAGCTGCCTGGAAGGAGGTTACGAAAGACTAATGCCTAATACCGGAAATGTTGATGAACGCATTGTAGAAATGCAAATTGACCACCAGAAATTTGAAGCTGGTGCAAAGAAAACAATTAGTATTCTTGAAAAACTTGATAGCGCTTTAAATTCTTTAGGTAAGAATAATTCCGACGGCTTAGATTCTATTACCGGTTCGCTTGAAAAAGTTACCAATAAGTTTTCTGTTATGGGAACGGTTGGCGATCAGGTTATTCGTAATCTGACTAATAAAGCGATTGCTCTCGTCGATCAGATGGGTAGGGTTGCAAAATCACTAAGTATTGATCAAGTATCGGCTGGTTGGGATAAATACGCTGAGAAAACACAAGGCGTACAGACCATTATGGCTGCTACGTCGGACACCGTCGGTGATAGGTTTGCAACTCAAGCTGAACAGATGGAATGGGTTAACGAAGAGCTTGAAAAGTTAAACTGGTTTACTGACGAGACTTCGTATAACTTCCTTGATATGGTCAATAACATTGGTAAATTCACATCCAATGGTGTTGAACTTGAAACCGCTGTTACCGCTATGCAGGGTATTTCAAACTGGGCTGCTATTTCCGGCGCAAATGTCGGAGAAGCCAGTCGTGCTATGTATAACCTGTCTCAAGCGATGGCCGCCGGTTCGGTGAAACTTATTGACTGGAAATCCATCGAAAACGCCAACATGGCGACGACGGAATTTAAGAAGACTGCACTTGAAACGGCAGTCGCACTTGGCACGCTTGAAAAAGTAGGAGAAGGTACATATCAGACTCTTGGCGGCAAATCATTTACGCAGGAACAATTTAACACACAACTTTCCGAAGGCTGGTTCACTTCTGATGTTTTGCTACAAACTCTTGATCAATACGGTGCGTTTACTGATGAACTCAATAAAGTTTATAATGCTACAGGTTTGCAGACTAAGCAAATTCTTGAACAAGTCGAGGCATATAAAGAAGGTAAAAAAGTTAGTGCTGAACTGATTCCTTATATCGAGAAGCTGGCAGATGCACAGTATGAACTTGGTTTCAGAGCTTTTCGTGCTGCCCAAGAAGCTAAAACGTTTGAAGACGTTATCAATGCTACGAAAGACTCTGTCAGTACAGCCTGGATGAACTTGTTTGAAACAATATTCGGCGATTATTTGACTGCCAAAAAGCTTTGGAGCGATATGGCCGAGTCGTTTTACAATATTTTTACAGAACCTGTAAATAAACTTATTGAGATATTTGATACCGCTTTTGGAGAAAAAAACCCTCTTCGTGATAAATTAGCAGAAGTTAATCTTTCCATGACTGAGTTTGAAGCAACCGCTTCAAATATGGAAGATGCTGAGATTAAAGGCCTTATTGAACAATATGGTTCTTTAGAAGCAGCTCTTCGTGCTGGTGCTGTTTCAGCAGAGTTACTAAATAAAGTAATGATGCAGTTACAGGATGATAAAGTTTCAAGTGTTGTTACAGAAGCCGGCGGAATAGTTGATCGGAAAATTGAAGAAATTCGAGATGCAGCACGTCAATTTAATGAAGGTAAGTTAACAAAGAAAGAAATACAAAATCGCGACCTTGACTTTAGTATGGTAAAGTGGTGGGCCAAGGTTTATAAAACTGCCAATAAAGATGACACTCTTGAAGGCTGGACCGATAAGTTTAAAGAACAATATTTCGACGAAATCGCAGCCTCGGTTGGCTATACCGAAGAAGAGATCGCTCGAATTAAAGAAATTCTTGCTGATAACGAAGGCGTTATAGATGGCATGCAATCGGAGGCAGTTAATCGTAGAAGTGGCCTCGATTTATTTGCCGAAAGTTTAATGAATCTTTTGCATGCAGTAGAAAATGTAGTTGAAGCAATTAGTGGTGCATTTGACATTATATTTGGTGATACGAACGAACAGGGTGAAGTCATCTATGGTTGGATCGAACGATTTAATAAATTTACGGAAGGAGTAAAATCGGCGACTGAAGATATTGAAGGATTGTCTGCAAAAATTGCCGGAATTCTTTCAATTTTTCATAGTGTTGCTGCTTTCGTAAAAGGCGCATTTCGCTTAGCATTTCATGCAGCGTTTACGGTTGTTGCCGTTGTCGCCAGTCTTTTACTTGAAGTTTTCGGCATTATTCAGAACAGCGGAGTTATTCAAGCTTTCGGATCTGCCATTACAACCGTTTTTCAGGCACTTCTGGTTCCGCTTAGTATCATAGGTGACTTAATAAAAGACTTATTTGATAAGTTATTTGGTAATAAGCTTAAAGACTTCGATTGGGCCGAGAGACTTGCATACTACTTAAATGATATTTCGGTTAGAGTTTCTATCGCGGCTTCTCGTTTTTCTCGTTTTCTTAAAAGTAAAACAGTAGCCGAGGCACTTTCGAATGCTTTTGAGAAATTGCATGAGACTGTTACAAAAGTTGCAGCAGCTTTTTCTAATGGCTATAAAAAGCTGAAAGCCTTTGTCGATCTTATGAAGCTTGGTTATGAAAAGAATGGAATAGTTGGCGTTTTTGATATTCTAAATTCAAAAATCAAGCTTACATTACGTAATCATCCGACTTTATTAAAGGCATACCAAACTATCGGTTCTGTTTTTAAAAAAATTGGCGAAACTGTTGACACAAGCTTTGGGAAAGTGAAAGCTTGGTTTAATAATTTAGTTGCATTTGCAAAAGAATTAAAAACAGCTTTTCAGTTAAATGGACTTAAAGGTGCGTTTGAACTGTTGTCCTCCAAAGTTAATGAGTTTCTTGAAAAACATCCTAAAATTATGGGGGTGCTTACAGGAATTCAAAACGCATTTTCGTCAGTCGGAACTTGGATAATGTCAACTGCTGAAGCTATAAAACGTTGGTTTAGTTCAATTGATTTTTCGAAGATAGGGACGTCGATTCAGTCTGCTATTAGTAAAATTAGAGCTTTTTTCGCTTCGTTGAAGCAGATTTATAAAGATAAAGGTGTCAGCGGTTTATGGACCGCATTTACTGAAAAAATTAAAGAAGGATTTGCGAAGCTGAATCTTTCGACGATCTTTAATACAGTAAAAGAAAAGTTTACTGGTTTCTTTGGAAAAATTGGAGAAGCTTTTGGGAAATTGTCAGACATAAAATTATTTGATGGCGATTTCTTCGAAAATCTTTACGAGAGTTTGACTGATTGGCTGCATTTATTTACCGGTTTTGCTATCTTTGGTTTAATTCGTTCTGCGAAAAAAGTAATTAATGCTATCGGAGATATTTTAAAAACACTTGGCGGTGTTCCGAAAGATATTAAGGCAAACCAGATGGGAACCGCTTTTCTTAAATTAGCTGGCGGTATTCTTTTAATTGCTCTTTCTTTAAAAATTATCTCGACAATACCGACCGATATGCTGTTTGACGTATGGTCTACGATTATAAGTTTATTGATTGCCATTGGTGCATTTGCCGCCTATATTAAAATGATTAAGGGCGAAAGTGCTTTGAAATCTGTGCTTTCTGTAGCAGCCGGAATTGCTTTATTAGCGCTTACATTGTATGGCTTAAGTAAAATGACGTCTGGAGATTTCTTTTCTGGTGTTTGGAAATTAGGTCTTATTATGGTAATGCTTGTGGGATATCTTCATCTTACAGATGGCATTAAAGTCGACAGCATGAAGACATTGATCGGTATGGCTGTTGGCTTGCTTGCAATGGCTTTAGTTATTAAAAAATTATCAAAGATGTCAGATGAAAAATATAGCAACGGTGTAGCAAAATTATTCTTGATTATGGCGATGATGGTTGGCTATTTGCATCTAATTGATGGCGTTAAAGCCGGTAGCATGAAGGCTGCTATTGGTATGGCTGTTGGTGTGTACGTTTTATCACTTGTAGTTCAAAAATTATCTAAGAATACTATAGGCAAGGCTGTAACTGGAATTGTGCAGTTATTTTTCATTCTAGCAATGATGGCCGGATATATGAAGATAATTGACGGTATACACATTAGCGGTACGACGCTTGGGGCGATGGCTCTTATGATTCTTTCAGTTGTTGTTATAGCTGGCGCGTTAATGCGTCTAACTCACTATAATTGGAAGGCACTGTTGGCGACTTCTGGTTCCATTGCACTTTGTTTAGTTACGATCGCCGGCTCAATTGCTTTAGTAAGTAAATTTGCTGACAAAATGAGTTTGTCTGCTTTTACAGCACTGGCTGTTGGTATAGCTGCATTTGTTGTGATCGCTGCGGTTCTTACTCGTTTAGCTGATTACGATTGGAAAACGATTGGATTAGCGGCTCTGACATGCGTTCTTACATTAGCTGCTGTAGCGGGCGTTGTTGTACTTCTTGGCAACGTAAGTCCAGGCGCGGCGGCCAAAGGTATTGCCGTGTTAGCTATTATAGCAATCGGCTTTGGCGTTATTGTAGTCACTTTAACTGCCCTTGGTTTGGCGGCTGCTGCAATTGCTGTTGAAATGGCAAAAAAGCTTGATGAGTTTGCCACAGCTATGCAGCCCTTTGTAAATACAATTAGTAGCTTTGATGACGGAACTAAAGAGAGTTTTCAGCGCTTTGCTGGCATGATGCTATCTCTTTTACAAGCTGAATTTTGGATGTTTTTGGCTGGAATTTTGTCAAAATTAACTGCTAGTGGCGATCTTGGAGTTAAATTGTCGCTTTTTATGGTTGCTTTACAACCATTTTTAACAAATGTTGGAAATGTAACATCCGCGCATGTTATTGGGGCTAGCATGCTGTCTTCGGTAATGAAGTCTATTGCCGGCATGGAACTATGGGGCAAAGTATCTGAGATTTTAAACGGCCTCGATGGTGATATTGCTACCAGATTATCAGAATTTGGTACGAATCTTGGTCCGTTCTTAGCAGCTCTTGGTCTTGTGACTCCTGAAATGGAACAGCAAGCCGGATATCTGTCTGGTTTGATGAAGGCACTCGTTAAAGCTGAAATCTGGTCGACAATCAGCGAATGGATTAACGGTTTAACTGGCGAAGATTCGATGGCGAATTTTGCCGAGCGCTTAAATACGTTTACAGGGGCATTGATTCCGTTTTTAACTGCGATGTCTTCGTTGAATGCCGGAACAATAGAGCAGACAAAAACGACACTTTCGGTGCTTTCAGATTTGACAAAGAATAAGACTATTTCGAATCTTGGTAGTCAAATTAATTCTTTCTATAATAATTTCAACAAAGGCGGTAAGGGTGCAAACGGTGATCTTACGGCACTAAAAGATACTGTTTCTATCGTTACAGATCTTTCAACAGCTTTAAGTAATATTTCTACGTTTACCACCGATACAAGCTTCGGTTCCGATTTTATGATGTCATTGTCCACGAATATCTCAAATAGCCAGACGATTTTAACAAGTGGCATTGCTGTTACCGTTACGACCGCTATCTCGAACGCTTTTGCTGCTATCGTACCGGCAGTTGAATCTGACGGTTATAACGTTGGCGCAGGCGTTGCTCAGGGCATGTACAACAGCAGCTCGCTTATTACGAAAGCTGGCCTTCATCTCGCAAGATTAGCAGAGCGTAGCGTTGCTTCTGGTTTGCAAATCAAATCTCCTTCCCGTGTTATGGCGGCACTGGCGGCTTATATTCCGGCAGGTATTGCTAAGGGCGTAGAGGAGAATTCCGGTGTTGCAGTCGATTCTATGACGGTTCTTGGAAGTTCGATCATTGCGGCGATGCAAATGGCTATGCTTCGTGTGGCTACAGTCGCCGATGAGAATTTCGAGTTTAGTCCGACGATCACGCCAGTTGTTGATATGAGCAACGTGGCTTACGCTGCCGGTAATGCGAATCAGATGTTCGGTTCTATTTCGTCCGGTTTGCGTGGCTCTATGCGAATTACCACCGAAAACGCAGCTAATACTGCAGCTATGGTACGCTATGGCACCGGTTCAACCGGCATCGTTGATGAGATTCAGAATCTCTCGTCGAAACTTGATATGCTTGGCGAAGCAGTTGCTAACATGCAAATCGTGCTTGATACGGGCGAACTCGTCGGTGCCACTTCACATAAAATGGATAATGCTTTCGGCGAAATGCAAGTTCATAGGGGAAGGGGGAACTAAGCTATGCCTAATGGTTTAATTGACGATCAGGGCAATTCTATTATTGCTATTATCGTTGAAGATCCGGCAACCGGGACAGAGGAATCGGTTCCAGTTAGCGCTGATCCTAAACTGCAAAGCAAAACGGTAACGCCTACTAGGGCTGGGCAAACAGTTTCTCCGGATTCGAATTATGACGGTTTGAGTTCCGTCACATTGCAGGGCATCCCGAATGAGTATGTTATTCCTTCGGGTACCCTTGCAATCAATCAAAATGGAATCAGAAATGTTGGTCAATATGCTCAAGTTAATGTAAACGTTGGTAGCTCAAAGCCTGCCGAAGGCGAAAGCTCAAAGCAGGCTCAGGCCTATCATTCAATTACAATCGGAACAAAAAACACTTGGGACGACTGGCATCTGGTTCCAACATCCAGACCGACTTTCGCTATGCCGAATGTAAAAACCAATTATGTGGAAATACCGGGTGGCGATGGCGTTCTCGATCTTTCTACCGTGCTAACGGGCCGTCCGACTTACGGGAATCGTCAGGGAAGTTTCGAATTTCTCGTGATGAACGACTATGGTTACTGGGCTGATCGTTACAGTGAAATAGCAAACTATCTGCATGGTAAGACGTTTAAAGCCGTTCTCGACGATGATCCTGAGTTTTTCTACGAAGGGCGATTCTCGCTGAATGAATGGCGAAGTGAAGAACAGTGGTCTAAGATCGTAATTGATTATAATGTCGGACCTTACAAACAGTATCTGAAATCGGCCGGTGATAGATGGCTTTGGGATCCGTTCGACTTTGAAAACGGTGTTATCAATAACTATCGTAATCTTATTGTAAACGGTACTCTGAACGTCACATATGTCGGCGATGTATATGAAACGTCTCCGATCATTACATGTTCTAAGATCGATACCGATACTGCTTTTTCTATGAGCGTTACATTTAATAGTAAAACATACAAGCTAACAGCCGGTACTAATGTGCTTGATACGGTCACGTTTGCGGCCGGAAATAATGAGCTCACTTTTACCGGAACTGGACGAATTAATATTGAAAATACGGGAGGCCGGTTATAATGTTTAATATTTTTGCGGATAACCGGTTAATCTATCAGCCGGGCAACGAAAAGCTTCGGCTGATTTCTCCGAAACTTACAGTGGAAATGGGTAAAGCGGGATCTCTTGAATTTACGATCCCGCCTACTCATACATATTTTAATGACTTAACACAACTGAAAACTATTTTAACGGTCACGATGGACGACGATGAGCTCTTTCGTGGCCGTGTTTTTTCCAATAAGCGAAATTTTAATAATACCCGTGATATTTACGGTGAAGGTAATCTTGCCTATTTGGTCGATAGTGTCCAGAAAGGTGAGAAGTATACCGGCAAAGCGCATGCTCTCTTTAAAAAGATTATCGCGGCCCATAATAAAATGGTGCAGGATAAGGAAAAGCAGTTTACAGTTGGCAGTATTACCGTAGAAGATCGAGACGTGTTTCTTGCCGGACAATCTGACGAAATTATCGACCAGGAAACCAGCAAGTTTAACTATAAGCAGATAGCTATTAACTCGATTTCCGAGGAGTGGAAGACGAGTTTTGACTACATCGAGTCTTGTCTGCTTGATTATGCCGGTGGATATTTGAGGACCAGACGCGATGATGCAACCGGAACCAATTATATTGACTGGCTGAAAGATTATTACGCCAAATCCACACAGACGATCGAGTTTGGTAAAAATATGCTTGACCTGACGGAAGAGATCAATGCCGAAGATGTATTTACGGTTTTGATTCCCCTTGGCGATGAGAATCTGACAATTGCATCGGTCAACAAAGGAAGCATTGAACTTTCTGATCCAGTGGCTGTTGCAAAGTACGGGCGTATTGTTAAGACCAACGTGTTCGATGCCGTTACGAATCCTCAGACGTTGCTTGAAAACGGAAAAAGATATTTGGCGAACAATTCTGAGATGCCGATCACAATTACCGTAACGGCTGTGGATCTGCATTTGCTGAATCCAAATATTCGGGCAATTTATGTTGGCGATAAGGTTCACGTTCTCTCTCACGGTCATGACATCGATAATTCTGATCTTGTATGCACAAAAATTGAATATGATCTTTCGAATCCTGCCAATACAGTTTATACGTTCGGAAATCCTAAGCAAACTCTTACCGAGCGATACCGTAAGGATAAGAAACAGCAAGATAAGAGTGCCGGACGAGGCGGTGGCGGTGGCGGTGCGGCTGCTGAGGAAGCCGAAGAAAAAAACGCTGGAGATATTAAAGAGATTTTTGACGCTTATATTGATGTTAAGCCTGAGGATGGAAAAATTACGCTTAAAGCTCTTTATGAGAAGCAAGTTAAGACTGAAACCGTTTTAAAAAATAATGTCGGAATAAATCTTGATGCACCCTCCGGAAAAATTAATATTTATGCTGATCATGACAAAGTTGAAGAATTTATCGAAAACAATAAAGAATTAAAAAATAATATAACACGTAAATTGGGAATAGATTTAGATGCTCCTGGTGGAACGTTAAATCTATACTCAATGTACAAAGACACACAAGATAATAAAAATAATATTGCGAGCATTGAACTCTGGTCCGGAAAAGATGGAAGCAAGGTTGCTATGAAAGCGGATCTTGTGAAAATTAAAGCTAAAGTTACCGAGATTACAGGTGCACTTACTGTTGGTAGTAGAATTACAGCTGGAAGAGAAGTCGAAGCTCCGGGATTTTATGGAACATTATTATTTAGACAAAATATAGAAGTGGCTCAGCATACACATTCTCTAAGCGTATCAAGTGTTGGGACAGTAACGCTTGGCACTGCAACTAAATGGGGCGACGGAGTTACATCGTCTTTTAATATAGCCGACACTAAGTTTTATAAAGACGCAGTAGCGTCGGCGGCAAAAAATGTAAAAGCGTCTGGCATTAAATTAAAAGACGGTATGATTAAGAAAGGCGCGTCAAGAGCTAAAGTAAAAGTTACATTGTCAAATGGCACGACTCAATTTTTAACGCTCAGTCTTTATTATTATCCTGAAAGTAGTGGTGGAGGTAGCAGTCCACAGTAAAGGAGATTCCTGAATGATTACATTAAATGAGCTGACTGACGAGGTCATTCAGATTCAGCGACTTATCGATAGTCTTGAGGTTCGCGGTGGCAAGAATGCTTCTATTCTTGCGGTTGCGTACGAGCATTGCGATTCGCTGATTCATAATCTGAAAGATGCTCTTCAAGAAATTCAAAATGAAAGTAAAAAAGTAGGTGAAGAGAATGCCGAGATCGATACAAGACCTGCTTGACGCTATTTCGAACGCACGGTACGGTGAAGATGTTCGAAGCGCTATACACGATAGCATTGAAACCTGCTATGATAATGTAGCAGCATCTCAAACACTTGCGGACACTGCTGCTACACGAGCCAATACCGCAGCTGATTCAGCTGAAGATGCTACGATTGCTGCTAATAGTGCAGCGACTTCAGCTTCAACAGCTGCTTCTAGTACAGCAACAGCAATTACTAACGCAAATGCAGCAGCTGACAGTGCCAACGCTGCTGCTAGCTCCGCAAACCAGGCAGCGACAAATGCCAATACAGCTCGCGGAAACGCTGCTACGGCTGCTATTACCGCGAATCAAGCTGCGGCGTTCGCCAATCAAGCAAGAGACGCTGCTGTCACGGCAACGAGTGCTGCACAAACTGCAACTACCGCAGCGGAAACGGCTACGACGAGAGCTAACAATGCAGCCGATAGTGCAACCGCTGCTGCAAATGAAGCGACCTTAGTAAAAGATGATTGCTCTAGAGCCAGAATTGATACCGTTGCTGCGACAAATAGCGCGAATACCGCGACAGCTAGAGCTAATACGGCATCGGCTAGTATCGAAGGTCTTACTGTAACTTCTGAAACGGTTGGTCCAGATGCACAAGGCGGGGCCGAAGTCAGTGATGTCGATGGCCATAAGAATATTCATTTTATTCTTAAACAAGGTCCCCAGGGCGCTCCAAATATCGTCAAGGGTTCTGCTTATGCGTCTCTTTCCGATCTGGAAGCTGAAATTGTAAATCCTGCAATCGGCGATCAGTATAACGTAGGTACCGAAGCTCCTTACAATATTTATCGTTGGACCGGAGAAGATTGGGAAGATCAGGGACAGATCGGCGTTAACATTGACAACCTTACGACATCTGAGATCGATACAATCTGGAACGGTACGACGATTCCTGGAACGAACAGCCGTTATATCAATCATACCGGTTTATTTCATTTGATCGTGAATAAAATCAAGGCTGCACTGAATAATAAAGTCGATAAGGTTACTGGCAAGGGCCTTAGTAGTAATGACTTCACGTCTACTTATATTAATCAGATTAATAATCACGATTCGCAGATTCAGGCGCTTAGTTCGACCAAGGTTGACAAAGTAACCGGTAAAGATCTTAGTACAAATGATTTTACTGATGCTTACAAAGCTCAGATCGGAACAAATACGACTGATATTACGTCTTTGCGCTCTCAGTTTAATAATACTCCGATCGCAAATACGGTAAATGGCAAAACCGGAACTGTTGTTCTTGATTCCAAGGACATTGATATTTCCGAAGCTTTGTATTTCACGTCTGAGCCTTCTGATGTTCCTATTCAGCAGGCTATCGATGAAACTGAAAAAGCGGATGCACGGATCTATGGCGGACTTACGAACTTTATGTACGCCTATCGTGTACCTTCAACAGAAAGCTTTACGGCGCAGGATATTTTGACGGCTGCTGCGAATGAAAAGCAGGTTTACAGCACTTATAGCTGGGACTATATTACGACTGTAGATCCTGATGGAACTTACCCGCTTTCAGGCATTCCGTTATACGACGCAAATAATCCGTCAAACGTTCTTAATCCTAACGGCAAAGTAACTTCCTGTGCTACTGCTATTACGAATATTCTCTATCGTCTTGGTCTGACTGATATTTCGAATCCGTCGGCTTCTGATACTGAGATTCGCGGTAAGACTCGTTACTCAGAGGCTCGCCGTCCCGAATGCAGTTTGCCGCATTATCTGCAGCAGCGTGGCTGGACGATGATCCATACGGAAAGTGAACTGACGGCCGGTGATATTGTTTTCTGTCGCCGTTGTGTCTATCCGGATGAGAGACGTTATAATCCAGCTCATGCGTTTATTTATGCGACGGCTACGACCGCTTATGATTTCGGTTCCCAGACGAATGTACGAAGCGGTGGTACTGACGCAATTGACTGGCGTACCGGCGGCTCTATCGCGAGCTTTGGCTGGAGACCGACGCTGTTCGGTTTTGTTGGTGATGCGAACGATCCTTACGTAGCTGGCGATACATTATGGTCCGGTAGAACTACTCAGAGAATTCTTTCCGATGGTACTCCGGCGCTCGTTGCTGAGCTTCAGAATGCAGATTCGCTTCGGTATGTGGATATTATTACGTCTGTAAATGCGGAAAGTGGACAGCTTGTAAGTAATAGAATTCAATACCCTATCACAGTAACAACACCGTTTACCAACCATTCCGGTTTGTTTACAAAAGTTAAACTATATAAATCTGGTACAATTCGCTGTAGCTTTTTCGGAACATCGAATAACATTTCGAAGTCCGTCGGTTATTACATAATCTTTAGCTTTAACAGTTTTACGAATCCAAAACATAAATTTTTCACGTACGATACAGTTGGTGATGCTGCTGCAAATGCTGAAAAAGCGTTAGATATTTATACGCCCATTACGGCATCAGGCGTCATTGGACATTTTTATACGCACACTGAAAACAATATTACTACGATTCGCATGAGTGTTTCAGCTGATATTCCTAATGGAACTGCTATTTCGGCGTTCTGGCAAATGCAGCTTAATTAATTTTTATATTCTATGGGGAAAGCTCCTTCGGGGGCTTTCTCTTTTTTATTCCTTAGCGCGGAGGTGATATCCGTTGATTCGAGGTACAACACCGACTTTTACGTTTACGATCCGAGACGAAAATCTCAATCTGAACGAAGCGGCAAATGTATATGTAACGATCGCTCAAAGCGGTAAACTGATTGAAAGATCTACGGGAGACGCATCACTTAACGTTGATGGTCGAACCGTATCTTTATGGCTTACTCAGGAAGAATCTCTGCGTCTAACGGAAGGAGTTAACGCGGAAGTTCAGATCAACTGGACTTACATGGATTCCGACGGAGTTACCGTTCGGCGAGCGGCGACCAAACTTAAAACGATTCCGATCACGAAGCAGTTGTTAAAGCGGGTGATTGAATGATAGCCACTGCTCTTGAACCGATCTATTTGGACGTAGATCTTTCCATCGAAGAGTATGACTTTGAGCTTGAAGAAATCGCCGAATTTGACTGTGAGTTAGAAACAGCAATTATCATCAATACGATCACAGGGGACATGTATGAAGGTCCGTATCATGTGATTCCGACATTTGATGACCAGGAATTGCTGACAAAAGACAAGACCATGCGTGAAGACGTGACGGTCGAACCAATTCCTGTAAGCCGAACCAGCAATCTGGCTGGCGGCACGACAGTATATATTGGAGGAAACTTAAATGGCTAATCAATACAACTCTAAAGTAGTTCTCGCATCCGGCGAGGTACTTATTGACCTGACTTCGGATACCGTCGACGCTGCGCATTTACTTAAGAACTATACGGCGCATGGTAAGGACGGCGCTCCGATTACAGGTTCCTGCACTTACGATTCCGACACCAGTGCTGATACCGCTGCTGTTGGCGAAATTCTTTCCGGCAAGACTGCGCATGCCCGTGGTACCCAGCTTACGGGTACGATGACGAACAATGGCGGCGTTACCGGTACGATTACGACCGTTGGCGGCAGCTATACGATCCCCCAGGGCTATCATGACGGCTCCGGCACGGTAAGCATTTCCTCGACCGAGCAGGCCAAGATTATTGCTGAGAATATTCGTGAGGGTATTACGATTCTGGGCGTTGAGGGTACGATGAGTGGCTCTGAGGATATGAGCGCTCAGGCAAAGACCGTTACCCCGACGTTTACTCAGCAGGTAATTTCTCCTGATACTGGCTACAACTGCCTTAGTCAGGTGACTGTTAATGCGATTACGGTTACCTATACCGATAACTCCGCCGGCGGTAAGACGGTGACTATCGGCTCGGCCGCGTAAATTCAAAATGGAAGGAGAGTGCCTTGAATGGCAAACAATCGCGTAGAACTTGCCAATGGCACTGTTCTTATTGATCTTACAGATACTACGGCCGTAGCAGAAGATGTTGCGGCCGGTAAGTATTTTTATGGAGCAAATGGCGTAAAGACACTTGGTACGGCCACACATGATACCGGAGTTGTTTTAACCGGTGAAATCGATGCCAAGGGCGGTAAGATCCTGCATATCAATGGCCCGTCTACGGAAACGATCGTTGTCGACCTGAACGGCGGGGAAATTGAGAACATCAGTGCTACCGTTTTGCTTGATATTTCTGATGACACGGTTACTGCGGAAAGTTTACTGCGTGGCTATACTGCCCATGATTCGATGGGTAGAGCGATCGTCGGTCAAGCTGTTCCGTCGACAGACAATATCAGCGGCGTTTACGTGACTGATCCTGAGACCGGAGAGAAACTTATTGATTTCGAGCTTCCGTCTGGAACGCTTAACATTACGGCAAATGGCCAGTACAATGTGGCGGAATACGCCGGAGTAAATGTCGCTGTTCCTACGTCCGGAGGCGGTTCTACCCTTGGCACGAAGACCGTCACGGCAAACGGAACTTATAACGCGACTGATGATTCTCTAGACGGATATTCTTCGGTGACTGTTAATGTCCCAAGCTCAGCTCCAAATCTCCAAACCAAATCGGCAACTCCTTCTACCAGCGCTCAGACCATTACACCTGATAGCGGATACGACGGGCTTAGTTCCGTTTCGATTTCTGCTATTCAGACACAGACCAAGAGCGCCACACCGTCTGAGACAGCTCAAACAGTTACTCCTGACAGCGGCAAGTATTTGACTTCTGTTTCTGTTGGAGCGATCAGTAAAACATATGTCGGTTCTGAGGTTGCAAGAAAGTCTTCGACCGATTTGACGACAAGCGGAGCCACGGTTTCTGTTCCGGCAGGTTATTACGCGGAAGCGGCAAGTAAGGCCGTTGCAAGCGGTTCTGCTTCCACTCCTGCAACGACAATTACGGCTAATCCGACGATTTCGGTAAGTGCAACCGGATTGATCACGGCAACTGCTTCGGCAAGCGAAAGTGTTACGCCGTCCGTTTCTGCGGGTTATATTTCTTCCGGTACTGCCGGGACGATTTCTGTGAGTGGTTCCAAGACACAGCAGCTTACTGCACAGGCAGCCAAGACCGTAACTCCTACCGAAACGGAACAGACGGCGGTTGCTTCCGGTGTCTATACGACTGGTGTTGTGAAAGTCGGAGCTATTAGTAGCACTTATGTTGGCTCCGGAATAACGCGGCGAGACGGTGATGATCTCTCGGCTTCTGGCGCAACGGTTACTGTTCCTGCTGGTTATTACTCTGCACAGCAGACTAAGAGCGTTGCAAGCGGAACAGCGGGTACACCGACTGCGACCAAAGGCACAGTCAGCAATCATTCTATTACGGTAACTCCGAGTGTAACCAATACGACTGGTTATATTTCCGGCGGCACAAAGAATGGTACAGCGGTCACGGTTTCTGCGAGTGAGCTTGTTAGTGGAAGTACGACGATAACTTCGAACGGAACGACTGATGTTACGAATCTGGCTTCGGTTACGGTAGCCGTTCCCATCGTTACATATTATACGGGAAGCTCTGATCCGGCGTCATCCCTCGGTTCTGATGGGGATATTTATCTGAAGACGGGAGCGTGACGGTATGCCCACAATACGATTAATACCAAGCATTTTCTATAACGCTGCCGGCACGTCCTATCTGACTGTCAGCAATCAGAGCAATGCATATACCAATACCGACAGTACAACGTACGCGACAGTAGATAATACTTACGCATCCACGACAAACCGATACGTCTATCTTCAGGGTTTTAACTTCAATGATATTCCGGCTTCTGCTGTTATAAATTCATTCAATATCAAACTTAAAGCGAATGAATCTGGCGGTTCTACGTCTTCATCTTACCGACCGGTTCTGTGTAAAGGAACGGCGACATACAGTAACGCTTATTGCAATGCGATTACGACAACTGTTTCGGTTCATGAGTTTTCGTTTACTCAGGACTTCGCAACGTTCCGGGATGACGGCGAGGAGTTCGGCATTCGTATTAACTGTAGACGAGGATCTAGAAATACTGAGGCTTCGTTTCATATTTACGGTGCTGAGATCGAAGTCGATTATACGATCCCGAATCCTTGCACGATTACGACAACACTGAACGGCAACGGAACAATTTCTCCAAGCGGGACAACCGAAACCGTTGAAGGCACTGAGTTCGAGCTTACGATTACACCGACCGATAAGAGTGAACAGGTCACTGTCACTAATAACGGTACTGATGTAACCAGTCAGCTTGTGGCTCATGGTACAGGAGGAAGCGGATCGTATACGGCTGACGATGTAACGACAAGCGGAATCCAGAGCGGCTCGTCTTATGCAGAGTATGCTGTAGGCCATACGGCTGAAAATCCGTCAAGTTCCGGAACTAGCAGCAACATGTACGCATCCAGCAGCTCAACAGGCTATGCTGCGTATTCGTTTGACTTCAGTTCTATTCCGAGTAATGCGACGATCGAGGCTGTTGAAGTTCGATGCTATGGACATCGTGAATCCAGTACGATCAGCTCGACCTATGTTTCGCAGTGTGTTTTATATCAGGGTTCTACGGCGATTAGCGATGAAGTCGATTTTCCATCTACGTCGAACAGTCTGATAACGGTAACACCGACATCCCTTCCGACAAGATCGCAACTTGATAACGTGACGCTTCGGCATTACGTCGGCTATTACGGTGGTCTTGTTCTTGGTATTACGTTCGAAGTTACTTATTCTACCGGAACCGGGATCGATCATTATACCTATACGTTCACGACGACCGGAAACACGGCAATTGTGGTTACGATCGGAAGCGTTCAGACGGATAAACTGTACTTTAAACAAAACGGCTCGTGGGTTGCCGCTACGAAAGCCTACAAAAAAGTAAACGGAGTCTGGGTCGAACAAACAGATCTGACTACGGTATTTCAAAATGGAATTAATTACGTGAAAGGAGTGGTCTAATCTATGGCAAATGCAAAAGTAACCCTGAATGAAACCACTCTGATGGATGTTACCGGGACGACTGTAGATGCCGACCATCTGCTGGAAGGCACTACAGCTATTGGCCCGGACGGGGAATTGGTTGTTGGAACTGCAAGTGGTGGAGGAGACACTCTGGCCGCGCTGCTTAGCAATGAGCTTACCGAGTATTCTTACAATGGAACATCTATTCAACCATATATGTTTCGAGATAGAACAAATTTGGAGAGTATTGAATTACCTAATGTTGCGACGATTCCGTCATACGCATTCAGAGGTTGTTCGTCTTTAAACGATGTCGATATCTCCAGTGCAACAAGTATTGGTGAATATGCGTTTAGCAACTGCGTTGCTTTAGATGAGATAAGTTTGCCATCTGTAACAACTATTAATAATTATGCTTTTGATGGTTGCACAGCGTTGTCTAGTATAAGCAGTGATACAGTAACATCAGTTGGACTTTCTACAAACAATTATGGAAGAAGTTTTCAGTCATGCACTTCTTTGCAAAGTGTTTCATTCCCAAACGCGACTTACATTGCCGATAGAACATTTATAAGTTGCTCAAATTTAGTATCTGTTAATTTTCCAAATTTATTGACTTGTGGACGTGCCGGTACCGACGCACATATTTTTGACGGTTGCAAAAAACTACAGCTGTTACATTTGCCAAAATTAACAAATGCATATGGAGTTGGAGCGTTCTGGGGGATTGGATCGTCAACAAGTTATGTTACTATCGTTCTTCCGGCTATTACAGGAGTAGTATCATCTTTTCGCCAATCGTATTGTGAAGCTGTTGATATCGGACCAGGATTCGCAGGTCCACTCGATGCCTATAATTTTTATTCAGGAACTTATAGAAATATAATTCTTCGTAATCCAGACGCAGTTGTTACTTGCACTGCGGCAAATTCGATTTACAGCATTAACAGTTCAACTAAGGTATTCGTTCCTTCAAGTCTGGTTACTGCTTATAAAGAAGCCACTAACTGGAGCACAAAAGGCGATATTTTCTACTCCATCGAAGGCAGTATTTATGAAAACGCCTATGCTGATGGAACGCCGATTTCTTAAGGAGGTGACGTAATGGCCATTGCTAAAATTACTTTAAACGGTACAACTCTTATGAACGCCACAGACGTCACAGCCACGGCTGAAGATATTATCGCTCCTGCCACGGCCATGATCGCCAACGGAACGAAACCGGTTGGAACGGCAAGTGGAGGAACCCAGATCGATTGGGATGGATTTGTTGATGGCTCTTGGCCAATCGGCGACGTAGAAGTGTCTTCGGCCATCACATCAATAGCGAACTATGCTTTATATAATAGATCTGGAATTACATCACTTTCAGCATCTAGCGTAACCTCGATCGGCAGTAATGCAATGTCAGGATGCCATACTCTCAGCAGTATTGAATTACCAGAATGCGTAAGCATTGGTGCAAGTGCTTTTTATGCTTGTTATTTATTAACGAATGTTTCTCTTCCTAAATGCACAACATTAGCGCAATCATCATTTTACGGAGCCGGTCAAGATGTCCCAAGCGGAAATAGAATTTGGGTTTTCCCGGCTTTAACGGCAGTACCTTCTGACGGATTTCGTCAGTTTGGTTGTGACACATTAGATCTTGGCCCATCGTGTGCATCACTCGGAACACGCGCTTTTTATCAGCCTACCTACGGCGGTTATGTTAAAGCGCTGATCTTACGGAAATCCGATGCTGTTGTTACGGCTACAGCAACCAATACACTTGATAAAGTAAATGCGTCTACAAAAGTTTATGTTCCATCGGCTTTGATCAACTCGTATAAAGAAGCCACTAACTGGAGCGCAAAAGGTGATATTTTTTACCCCATTGAAGGCAGTATTTACGAAAACGCCTATGCTGACGGCACACCGATTACTTAAAGGAGGCAAACAATGATAATTCAAGAACATTTTGATATTAACGGTCGAGACTTCATTCGTACGGTCTCCGATGCAAATCGGTATGTCGTGCGCGATGGCGTTTCGTATTCTGAGGCTTGCGATCCGGCCGAATTTAATCGCGAGTATACTGAAGGCGATCTGATGGATCAGGAAGAAATCGAATCTAACGCACAGGAGATCCTTGATATTCTTATGGGAGGCAAAGAAGCATGACACGAGAAAAAGCCTATGCTCTTAGAGCAATGATTGAAAAAGCCAGCGCCTCTCTCGATGATGAGGATGCACTTGAGGCCATTGAACTTTTCCCAAACTGGACGAGTGACAAACATTATACGGTTGGGGTAAGGGTGCGATTCGAAGGTACCCTTTATTCGTGTCTGCAGGAGCATGATTCTCAGGAATCTTGGACACCTGCTGCTGCGCCCTCTCTTTGGGCAAAGGTTCTTATTCCCGAACCTGAAGTGATTCCGGAATGGGAACAGCCCGACAGTACGAATCCCTATAAGATTGGTGACAAAGTACGTCATAATGGACTTATTTGGGTCTCTACAGTTGACGGCAATGTTTGGGAACCAGGCGCATATGGATGGGAGGTTGTCTCTGAATGAGTGTAACCGGTTTTTTAATTAACGGTGAAAAACAAAAGTATGATCATCGGGCTTTAGATAATGCTCCGATTCAGCCTGGCGAAGGTGATAATAGTTTTGTTGCAGTAAATGAAACCGATCCAAATGAAGCTACGGAGTATGGTGCTGTTGTTCTCGGAGGATCGAGCAATACGGCAAGTGGAAGAAATTCAGCAGCACTTGGCTCAAATAATATTGCTTCCGGGCAATCGAGCATCTCTTTCGGCGGTAAGATTTCAGGTTTTAATGCAAATGAATCCAGTAACAACGGAACAATAGTTATTGGTTCATCGAGTCAGGCAACGATGCCTTATGCAGTCGCTATTGGAGCAAAAAATGCAGCAACGGCAAGTTATGCAGTCGCCATGGGCTGCCAAACTACAGCGTCTGGTAATCTCGGTTTTACCAGTGGATATTCAACTACTGCGTCTGGTGCTGCATCCGTTGCCATGGGACGTGAAACGACCGCTTCTGCCCAATATGCTATGTCCGTGGGTTATGGAACAAATGCTTCCGGTGCTTCCTCCACGGTTATCGGCCAGTATAACGTAGTCGATACGGGTGACACATCGGCGACTCACGGTGCGGGCGCAAAGAATTATCTTATGATCGTAGGTAACGGAGCTGCCGATAATGATCGTTCAAACGCCTTAACACTTGATTGGGACGGTAATCTCGATGTCGCCGGTAGTGTTCGTGTAAATGGTACTCCGATTGGTTCAAATACATTTGTAGCCACCTACGGCACAACTACCAGTGCAGAAATCGAAGCGGCATTTCAGGCAGGGAAATTCATTTATGTGGAAGTTCCGAGTAATGGCCGCAGGATGTACCTTACGGTTCGCATAAGTGCAACAGAGCATCGCTTTGGCAGTATACATTATTCTGACGGTATTCCCGCGATGTACGCAGCTACCTGTGTGAATGATAGCTGGAGTGGCATCGGTAGAACCCTTGTAAACCAGAATTCGTTCGCCACATCTTTCGGCGATTCTCAAGCATATGCGATCGGCGACTATTGTATTCACGACGGATATTTATATCGCTTTACTTCAGCGCACGCAGCCGGGGCATGGAGTGACAGCCACGCGACGCAGGTTAAACTGGTAGATGAAGTGCAGAATAAAGTCAATGCTAACCAAGGCACTGCCAATGCCGGAAAGTTCTTGGTGGTCGGCTCGGATGGTATCGTGACTCCTGTTACAATGCAGGCATGGAGTGGAGGTAGTTACTGATGGCACTTGATAAATTAGTTGACAGTGCTCAGCTCGATGCTGATCTCACCTCTGTTGCCAATGCCATCCGCACCAAGGGTGGGACAAGCGGGAGCCTCGCGTTCCCGGCTGGGTTTGTGAGTGCTGTTGAGGCGATTGAGACAGAGGGAGGCGGGATCTCATTCGACGAGATCGCCATGCGAACATTTTCCGAGGATGTGGTTGTCTCAACGGAAGGACTCAAGCCATATGCCTTTTCTGATTCAAGTATTACCAGTTTTGTAGGTAACAGCGTAATTGGCAACGACTATGTCGCGTCGAAAACTGTCGGGTCAAATGTTTTCGCTGGCTGCAAAAGCCTGAAACGCATCGAAATGAGAGAGTTTATAAACAGCGTTTCCAATGCCGACTATCTTTTTGATGGATGTACAGCGCTTGAAACGGTCATACTTCCCAAGTTTCAGCGAGGCCGCAATTATGTGTTTCGGAATTGCTCTTCGCTCACCGGAATTGTGCTGCCGAGCTATCGGTATTCCAACACAGGTGCATTTTCCGGCTGTTCCAACCTTGAATATGCCGATATGGGGCAACTTGTGACACCAGGTTCCGGAATTCCCGGTGCAGATTTCCAGAACTGCGCGAAGCTTAAGACACTGATTCTACGCTACTCATCCATGCGATCTCTTGGGAATATCAGTGCTTTTACAGGTACGCCGTTCGCATCTGACGGCTCAGGCGGCACACTCTATGTACCGTCAGCACTAATTTCCAACTACCAATCGGCGACCAACTGGTCAACCATTCTCGGCTATGAAAACAATAGCATCCAAGCCATCGAGGGTAGTATCTATGAGACGCAGTATGCCGACGGTACACCAATTACTTAAATATTAATCGGAGGTCATGCCCTATGGATGACTTTAATTCTTTAGTTAAACAGATCCTCGAATATCGTACGATTGGATTAAATAATACTCAGATTGTAGAAAAACTTGGATTAACTGGTGAAACAGATGAGCCACTAGACCCTACTTACATTGATAGTTTAGTTGCCAGCTATCGCAGAAACGTATTTCACAACTTAAGTAAAAACGACAGAAATACGGAATGTGTAATTAAGTTTACTCACGAGGGTCCCAATGCAACTGACAATAATTTTCCGTTTAAAACAGATATTTCTTTTACCGAAGTTGCCTCGGCCATTATCGGCAATCGTCCAATAACCATTAGTATAAAAGTGAAAAATTCCGATGTAGACTTGCAGTTTGTTGTATCGGTTCTTTATGCTGAGCGTTGGACACAAAGTAACGGTTATGACAGAATCGCAATGCTCTTGTCGAATGATAATATTTCGGCCGCAAAAGCTCATGGTTTAATTAATTTCTATGATACATACAATTATAGTGCAATAACCGATCCGCATTTCGAATATCAATGGCTTGGAATGTCGGAAGCTGGTGAATTTAAGTTATTTACGAATTACGAAGCCATTGGCGATTGGGAACCTAATTCTGAACCGTCATCCGGCGGCGGCGTTGTTGTAAAGTGAATTTATTAAAGTCCCTCTAAGATCACTCTTAGAGGGACTATTTTTTTACACCGTCTATTTTTTTTTGCTCAGTTCGTAAAATCTGCAATTCCTATAGTGAAGGTACATTAATTTTATGAAAAGGAGGGAAACAATATGATGAGAAAGATCCAGCGCTTACTGACGTTAATGTCGCTTGGTATGAGCCAGGCACACACGACGGCGGCGCTCGGAGGAGACATCTATGTTCCGATGATCTAATAGATGTTCTTCGGCGGAGGAGTCGTTTTATTGAAAGCGGCTTCTCTTTTTTTTGTCCTTCGCTGGAAATTCAAAATGGAAGAAGAGGTGGTAACTATGAGCGATGTAATCATCAGCACAAAAGAAGGAACAGTATTTCATGAACTATTCTGTCCGTATGTTCAGCGGATCCAGAGCCGGCACAGAAAACAAGTAACTGAAGAAAAAGCAATCAAGAAGGGATATTGCGAATGTAAATTCTGTAGAAGTGTTCGCGGTATTGCTTACAAATATCGTCAGCTTTGTGAAGAGAACATTAGCTACGATGCAACCGATAACGCTATTTGTATCAAGACCGACGTAGGTTTTTGGAAACTCATATGGCGTGAAAATACGCAGGACTGGCATTTATTTCATATGAATCACAGGGGGTGGAAATGCTTTGATAAAACTTTACCGGATGAGAAATTAATGCGCGGATCGTTTCATCGGCAGGAGGACTTTGCGCCAACCACGAACGTATCAAAGGCACTTAAGTACATTCGAAGTCATGACAAAAACTATAAGATCGCAGAGGAAGATATTCGCAAACTGAATAAGGGAAATTCCAAACAGAAGAAACACTACCAGCAGCAGAAAAACAGAAAGAAACGGGAAAGCATCCGTAATGTCTATCGAATTTTTCATAATCTAGAAAAAGAAAAGGAGAATGCCTAATGAAAAACATCCTGCATGAAAAAGCCGAAAGAACCAGAGCTCTTGAGAGAAAGTATCCGCTTGTCCCGATCGTGGTGAACTGCATTATCGCGGTTCTGATGGTTGTGCTCATGGCGAGTCTGATCGGCTGGAGAGCACAAATCGTTTCTGAGAAGAAAGAAGCTATCCGTGAAGCTCAGGCTTTGGCGGAATACCAGGCTCAGCAAGCCGAAGAAGCACAGAGATATCATGCACAGGTTTTAGCTGAACAAAAAGCCGAAGAAGCCAAACGGGACAGCGATGCAATCCTCATGGCAAAAATGCTCGCCGGTATTAATGGCTTCGTTGAAAACTACGGATATTCTGACGGCGATCTGAAAACCTATCTCGAATGTGTCATTAATCGCGTGATTCAGACTGGTTACGGTTACGGAGATCTGGATACGATCGAAGAAGTCGTTATGCAGAAAAGTCAGTGGCTAGGTTTTTCCGAATCGAACCAGGTAATTGACAAGTATTACCGTATTGCGAGAGAAATCGTTGACAATTACTACGATGGAAAAGCGAGACCATGCAGTTCCGACTATTGCTGGGCTGAACTTCGTCGCGACGGTGTTTGGCTCAAGAACGAATTTGGCGATTCCAAGTATGCGAGAACATGGAGGTATTGAGATATGAAAGAACTGGTTGCTACTTATAAATGTAAACTTTGCGGAAAGTCTTTTGAAACAGGACGTACTGGTCCAAACGTGGCCCAGTCAATTTTAATCGCTTTTGAGATCGGAGATCCGTCACTAATGAAAAACATCATGGGCGCGAGCTATATGCATCCGACGTGCACTCATTGCTGCGCTGATGGATCATATGGATTAGCTGAATTTCTAGGATTCAAAATGGAAGAAAATGAGGAGGATGCTGAGAATGACGGATGAAGCTTACGTGTTTAATGAAACCAATCGTGAGCGAGCAATAACCCGTAGATCCGCATCGCATAAACGTAGTGGCAGTAAATCTAAGAAATGCACGTTGGAGGTGGATAAAATGAGCAATAAACAGATCGAAAAACAGCATGGGCCGATAAGTACCTGGAATCTGAACGATTTATATACTTATGCAGAGTTCTGTAGCATGCCAAAACATATTCAGGCCGAATATCTTCAACATCTGATGGACAAGTATTCAATCGGTCTGTCTGCTATTTCGTCAAAGCTTTTTAATCATTCTCCAAATTCTTTATATAAATATTTAAAGAACCATGATGTGGCGCAGAGTCTTCGTCTTTGCAAGAAACCTGCCAATTCACAAATCAGACAGTTCGAAGCAGATATTAGAGCAAAATTTGAGCCGTCTGACGTGACAGATACTCGAACAGTTCGAGAAATTGCATTTGGAAGCGATCCCGAAATCGAAGTCGAAGCTCAGGAGTTTTCTACGACTTATATTTCGAGTAAATTTGACGAAAGCGTTATCTGGCTTATCAATTCCATGTTTGCCGGGACGAAAATGCGCGTGACAATCACTGTCGAGCGGGCATAAAATTATAAGGGGCTGCACTTTCCGCAGCTCCTTATTTTTTTTCAAAGTACACAAAACTATTGCACAGATGAAAGTAAAGTTTGGAGCGTGGTTATTTCAGGTCTAAACTATTTCTTTCATTTCGGCAACAATTTTCGACAAAGTAGGTTTGACTTTGCATTTTGTATATGCTATGGTGACCTCACCGGCCGGTAATCTTATGCTTAAAAAGGAGATTGCCGTTATGAAAGTTATGCTTTCAGAAAAAGATAGAGAAGAAGAAAAACTCAGAAAACGTATGGATCGCTTTGATTCCGTCGTTCATGAATACCTCCGATCCAATAGAAAAACCGTGGAAGAACTGTCGCTTAAAGTCGGATGCGATCCGTCGAGTCTGTGGCGCTATAGAAGGAAAGTAGAGTATTTCCAAAAGGCTCCGCTTGAAATCATAGCGTCATGCTTACGGCTTGCTAACGTATCAAACGAAAATCTCAGATACATTCTCGGCTTACCGACGGGACGAATCACATATGAAAACTGAATATGAACTTAGTAAGCATCGCTTTTACGAACTTAAACACTTCTGTCTGCAATATTCAAAATGGAAGGAAATGTACGAAAATGCAGACGGATGGAATGGGGAGGGCGACACGACTTCTAAAGATGGGATCAAGCGTGCCGATTTGAAGACCTATATTTTCATGATCGAAGATTGCGCTCGATTAACCGGGACTGATATTCTGTGTTACGTTACGACAGAAGGCCTTAAGGTGCCGGTTGAGTTGCGCTATTCCTATAGGCAGTTTTTCTGGTTATTGAGCCAGCGCCGATAATCGTAATTTTCGCACCTCGTATAATGAGACTATATTTAAAAGAGGAGGAATGTTGATGTATTGGCACAAACTGAAAATGAACTGGTTCCATTTCTGGTATAAGATTCATCGGTCTTTTGCGGAGTTTTACCTCGGTCTGGAGCATGTAAATCTCATATTTAAGAGTGACTTGTTCTGGACCGTGGCGGATAACTTCTCCAAGAGCCTGGATAAATCCAATCAGACCTGGAGCAAGTACATGAAAGAGTACCAGACAGTAAGACAACTTGCGGCTTAAATTAGAGCAACAAAGAGGGACTTTTACAAGGTCTCTCTTTTTTTTCGTAAGAAATGCAACGCCTATAATGAAGGATGATGACGCTTCGTAAATAAATAAAAAGGAGAAAAAATCAAATGAAATCATGCGAAGTGTATAGATGTAGACGTATAGCATTACGTCTAAGTCGCGAAGAGATCGCAGACAGAGCAGGAATTCAAGCCGACTATGTTCGGTTCTTTGAAGACGGAAAGAACATTCGTAGTGACTTTGTTGACAAGATCAAGAAAGTCATTGACGATGCGTTCCGGGAGTTGGACGAGATCGAACATTACAAAACGAGAATTCTCGAGCTGGCCTACGAAATCCGGTTCGACTCAGACACAAAACAAACGCTAAGCCGTACTAGTCATATGATAGTTGAGTTAGGAAAATTACAGAGAAGTATTATTAATTACTGAATAAACTGCGTTGTCATCCGAAGATTTGGGAAGTGTTACAGCTTCCCAGTCTTCTGGATTGACTCGTATTTTTTACAGGGGTTATAATGGAATCGTTGAAAGGAGGTTCATACATGAGTAATTGGATGAAACAGTGTGTGGCGTTGATCGTCGGAGCGGGGATCGGAGCTATGGGATATTTTGTTATTGAAAAGATCCGGCACCCGTTCGGTAAGATCCGAGCGCCGAAGTTTGTCCTGCTTGAGGATGAACTGTAATTTCATCACGAAAGGAGTCGTTGCACTTGCAGCGGCTTCTTTTTTTTTCAAAATGGAAGTAAACGCAAATTCTGCACCGCCTATAATGAAGGATAAGAGAACAATAACGTTTAAATAGGAGGAATTTATTATGAAAAATATATTTACGCAGATTTGTGAATTCGGGCTGCTGATCGGCCTGCTGGTCGCTTGGCATCTGGTTGGTAAAGTGAACCCCAGCTTTGGGTGGTTTCTGAGCCAGCCGGTTGTCATGATCACGGAAATCATGGTCATTCTTGGTGCTGCCGTACATACTGTCATGAGCATTGTTACTATCAATAAACAATAAAGATATTATCCTTCAGAGGGAGGACTCGTTACAGAGTCTTCCTTTCTTTTTTTTGCGAAGGGAGGTGAAGTCGTGAAAGATTACATTATTCTCGCAGCGATCATTGTTATTTGTCTGGTTTCCGGTTTTCTTATCGGCAGATTTGGCATGAAGCGTACCTACGACGGGGATATTATCATCGAACCAACAGAAGACACCGATCGAGACGCCATTCGATTTGTACTGAATCTGGAGCTCGATGAAATTGAAAAAAAGCAGCATCTCGTATTTAAAGTCAGAAATCATCTATCGCAAAAATCACAGCCCGTATAACGGAGTGATCCAAATTTATTTTTATGGAGGTAGATTTATGGTTATGGACGAATTGAAATCCATTGATGAACTGAGGGAAGATCAGCTTCGTGGAGCTTATATCGAGCTCAAGGATCTCAAGCGAGACGATCCGAACTATGGCAAAGTCATGAGCGAGATCAAAACCCTGGAAGAGATCAAGCTTTCATCCGAGCAAGCTGAGAGCAATCGTCTCAACAATAATGCTAAGATCTCCGTTGAGGAGGAAAAGATTATGGTTGATCGCGAGCGCAATCAGATTGAGCGGAAGAAGGTTCGGTCTGTTTGGGGGCAGATCGGCGCGTATTTTGTCATGGGATTCGGAAGCTTCGGCATGAGTTATGTGCTCGAACCGTGGTTCCAGAAAAATCCCAACATTCAGAGGTTTTCTGAGAGATGCAGAGATCTGATCATTAAAAAATAAGGAACATTCTAAAGGGGACGTTGTTTTTACAGCGTCTCTCTTTTTTCGTAAAAATGGCAGCCTTTAAGATAGGAAAGATGATTTCCAAATTCATATTTAAGGAGATTAATTATGAAAAAGGCTGTTTACATGAGACTAGGTATTTTGGCTATTCTTATGCTGATCAGTGCGCTTACGGGCTTTGCAGAGCTCGGTGTGGCCACTGCTTTCGACATGAAGTTCGAAGGTATGGGCTATCTTGAGTATCTGCACGCATTCTATAGCGTTCCGTGGCATACGGCACTAGCTGGAATCGTGTTGGTTGTTGTGTTCACGGTTGCAACAGAAGTGATCTACCGTGGAATGAAGGAAAACTAATCCTAAAAAGAGCTGTTGCACTTGCAGCGGCTCTCTTTTTTCACCATCGCAAAATCTGCAACGTCTATAATGAGAGGAAGAAGACTATCATTATAGGTCTGGCTAGGATTCCGGACGACTATGAAGTTCAATACTATTGGACGGACTAGAACCGGACAAACGCCTGACAAAAAATTGGAGTTGACTTCTGGGCGAAAGAGGATTGTATGATAAGATTCGTATCCAAAAATGTAATGGATTTTTTCCCATATGATTTGAAGAGATATGAAGACTAAATGATTACAACTTCTCTTTTTTTTCGTATTTTTTACAGATGCTAATATGAGCAGATTAACATTTGAAAGGAGCAATTCAAAATGGAAGAAAACAAGACTGCCGAAATTACGAAGGAGAAGAAGGATAACATTCTTGTCAGAGGTAAGAAATGGATGCAGAACAAACTGGATTCTATTGCCAAGTTTACATCTGACAATCCGCAGATGATCTTTCCGATCGTGACTGCCTTTGGATCATTGGCCTTGACAGGGCTCAGAATGATCGCTGGAGCAGGGGCGAATCAGATTGATCATTGCCGGGTTGAAGACGATGTAACCGGCGAGGAATTTATCACGAAGCATCCTCTCACAAACGACGAGATCCTCGAACTCGGGAATCGTATGATCGACGGAGAATGGAAGGGAAGTGCCCTAAACGACATGGGGCTGCTCAAAAACGAAAAACATAGGAAGTAATTCCGAAAGGAGGCGTTGTTTTTACAGCGTCTCTCTTTTTTCGTAATTTTCGCAACCGTTATAATGAGACTATATTTAAAAGAGGAGGAATGTTAATGAACGAAGGATCCATGAAGTTACTGCTAGTGGGTGCCGGAGCGATAATTGCGTTTAGCCAATTTGGCCCAATAGGAATTATCGTGCTCGGCGTCGTGCTGATGCTGGTAAACAAGTGAGATTCTTGAGGAGCTAAATATTACAGCTCCTCCTTTTTTTCGTAATTTTCGCACCTATTTAGATGAAAGAAACCTAATTTTAAGGAGGAAATATTATGAAAAGAGTTATCTATGCAATGCTGATGGTGCCATTGGCTTTGTGCGTGGCCTACGGTCTGGTGAATTTTGGTACAGATATCGTATCTGGAAACCTGAATATCCTGGACTGGATAGCCGGCCATAAAGTCATTCTGGCATTCGTGGCGTGCTACATAGGGCTCCAGTTCATTGGACCCTTCAAGAAGAGTTAATTTCAATCAAAATGGAAGTAGTTTTTACAGCTACTTTCATTTTTTTTTGAGCGTGTGCAATTTCGTGTGCATTTTTATCTATTTCGTGTGCAATTTCGGTTTCTTGCATGAAAGATATTCTGTACATACAAGTGGTCAAAAACTGCATGAAATCAAAGAAAAAGCCCCGAACCATTGCGGCTCAGGGCTTTGGAAATTGGTGGAGATGGGGGGAGTTGAACCCCTATAGAAAAGACCTTCAAATATGCATGAAATCAGGAAAGTTTACTCGTTGTGTGCATTTTCGTGTGCAGTTTTGGAGTCTAAAAAGAGCGACTCCATATGAGAGTCGATTAAATCTGAGAACGAATCCTCTTTTTCAATCATCGTGTGCTGGTATACTGTCTTCAGCATATTGTCAGTTTTGTGCCCCATACGTTTCATGGCGTATTTATCAGGGACGCCAAGAGAGTGGGCTTCAGATGCTGCGAAATGTCTGAGATCATGGAAGCGGCATTGTGTGATATTTGCCTTTTCACAAAGTCGAATAAATCCTTTGTAGATCGCAGCCTGAGTTAGGGAAACTACGTAATCTGAATCGTGTGGCTGCTGGTCAATAATGGTTTTAATCTCCTTCGGGCATTTAATCCAGCGGTCTCCGGCGAGAGATTTCGTAAGTTTTTCGGCAGGTCCGTCTTCTCCTTCGACAATTGCACGCTGAATGTGGATTCGGTCACCAATGATATCTGAAAACTTAAGGCCACGAATTTCACTCATACGAAGGCCGAGCCAAGATGCCAAAACAATCGGAAGGTAATATTTTGTTCCTTCGGCAGTTTGGTAAAGTTTCTTAAGCTCATCTTCGGTAAGAATCGAGATTTCGTGAGGTTCTTTCTGAGGAAGAGTAGTTCTCAGGACAAAATTTGGACGGTACTCCTTTAAAACTGCACTGAGAAGTCCGTGAGCATTCCTGACAGATTTGCTACTAGCACCGCGTTTAAAATCAGCATTGATAGCTTTTTGTACCTGTTCCTGCGTGAGATCCGTGATATTTTCCTTCATGAGAGGTTGAAGGTAATTCTTACGGATCTTTTTATAGCCTCGGATGGTAGCAGGAGAGAGAACACTGTCTTTTACTTCGATATACTGATCGAAAGCTTTTCCGACTGTAAGAGGTATGCGCTTTTCGAACTGAAGGCCTGCATAAAGTTCTTTCGCTTTCTGCTTGACAACTTTCGGATCAGGATCGGTTATGCTGTACCGTTTGCCGTCAACTGCGATTTGAATCCGCCAATTTCCAGATGGTAGTTTCTTTGCCTTTGGTAGTTTCATCGGCATTCCTCCTTCAAAATGGAAGTATAACACGAAAACGTAAGATTTACAACTAATATAATGAAAGGAGATGTCAATAATGGATTTTGATTGGACTGATTCGTCATCCGATGAGTTCAGCATACATTTAACAAAACAAGAAGAAGCTTGTTATGCGGCAATGTTCGAGGATCGTCCACGGTTATTCGAATATCGTGAAAACGAGTATCCTAAATATTGTGCAGATAGCAAGAAAATAATAGCGATGTATGTTGAAGAATTCGGCTTAGGGAAAGAATCTATCAACAGAATCTTTGAACATTATTTTATGTAACCTGAGGCTACAACGCCTTAGGTTTTTTCGTATATTTTACAACGTCTATAATGAAGGATAAAAAATAAAGGAGGAAAATCTAAATGACTAGTGTAAACGGTATGATTGTCGGTACAGCTGCCGAGATCAAGGCCGTAGAGAAGTCCATGCGTAGAGCTTGGCGAACGGATAAGTCGGCTATCTGGCCGTCGCATTCCGATGCACCTCGCTTTACCCCGTGGAAGATCTACGGAATTGCTCTCGAACCGGGCGACCGGCACACCACGTATTACGTGGTCAATGCGGACACTATCCTACGGGATATGTTGTCCTTCGCTTAGACCTGGGGCTACAACGCCTTAGGTTTTTTCGTATATTTTACAACGGCTCTTTTTTTTTCGCAAAACCTACAACCTCATAAATGAAGCAATATGCTTACATTATATTTGGAGGTAAAAATATGGATAGAGAAGACGCAAAAGAGTATCTGCGGGCTTGGCTGAAATATATGAAGATCATACCGAAATACTGGATCGTTTACAAGTTCGGGCACTGGTCGCGTCTCATCGGAAAGTTTTATTCGAACCTGATCAATAAATCGGTAAATAAGCCGAAGTTGTTCAAGTTCTTTGGGCTCCGGTGGTGCGCCTGGATGTTGCGAGCCAATTACTGGTTCGATCGGTGTGATGCGTTAAGAGCTGATGTGCAAGACCCTTTGGATACCATGGATTATATCGTGAAATTTTATCGCTTTGATATGTAAGTACAGCGAAAGTAGAGCTGGCAACGGCTTTACTTTTTCGCATATTTTACAGCGCCTATAGTGAGAGGAGGCGAATGGTCAAGCGGAAAGCTTTATAAATCGGTTATGCAAGGCCGGGGATGAAAGGGCCCCAACGATCCGTAATAGCTCAATGGTAGAGCGCCGGGAAACCGGAGACGTGGGTTCGAAGCCCACAACTCTCACAGTTTTTATTTTTTTTTTCGTATATTTTGCAACTTCATAAATAAGGAGGCGATTATATGTTTTTTGAAAGTATGAAAAAAATTTATCCGCTTGGAACAAAAGTTGGATATCGTTACCGGCTGGACCAGCCATATATACTTGGCACAATCGTCGGGCATCAGCGTGGGCTTTATGGTGAGCCTGCTTATCCTGGCGATAAAAGACCATTTTATATTAAAATACGGAACTGGGACAATCCGGATTATACTACAACTTTTGATCCAGTTGGCGGATTCGTGAAAGCATATTTTACGAAAGACGCGATTGATCGTGACTTTAAAAACGGGAAGCTAATTTAACAGCTTCCTAGTTTTTTCGTATATTTTGCAACTTCATAAATGAGGAGGCGAAAACTATGAAAGAATTAGTTATAGACAACAGGAAACGCACTAATGAACTAATGGATATTGTTTCAAGATTTAGCGCAAAAGTAGGTAACGCTTATGTCGAGCTGCTTAGCGATCTTATCAAATACGGAGAAGATCCTAAAAATGTAGAGCTGTATAAGAGTACCGGCTATGACTGGGTAGTGAAACCTGAAATTGGGGCGTTATACAGCACGGAAAAAACTATAAATAATCTATTAGAAAACTTCTACATCAAAGCCTAGGGTTGCAACGCCTTAGGTTTTTTCGCAATTTCAGCAGCTCCTATGATGGAATGACCAAGATTCCAATAAAATTATAGGAGGAAATCTATGAAAACTTTGAAAGAAATCAAGGAAGACGTCGATCTTAAGCTCTGGGAGCTCAAGTACAAAGCGACGAAGAAAGCTGAAAAAGCCATCAAATGGTGCGAAGAAAACAAGGAACTAGCGATTGCTATGATTCCGGTAGGTCTCGTGGCTATTCGTTCGATCGGTAACACGATTCGTTCGGTAGACCGAAAGATCGATCTGAAGAAAGAGCAGGAACTCCAGGACCTGTATGTCTATGACCATTCGTTGGGGATGTATCACAAGCTTCGGCGTCCGCTGAAACCGAGCGAAAAAATTGAGATCGATCGGCGCCGTGCCAACGGAGAATCCAAGGTACAGATTTTGTCCAGTATGGGTCTCTTGGACTAATTCAAAATGGAAGCTGTTGCGCTTGCAGCGGCTTCTTTTTTTTTCGTAATAATTACAGGCCCTATAATGCAAGATTTAATTTAAAGGAGGATATTTTATGAACGAGAACATCCTGTATGAACTTAATGCAAAAGTTTGCGAGGAAAAGGACCTGTACGATCCTGAAGAAATCGAATTGATGAAAGCAAACGGTAAAGCCGGCGCGCAGAGACTCTATATGGTGTTCAATAACATTGTTAATGAACATATAAATAATGGTTCTGCGACGGAAGCCACTGCTTTTCTGAACGAGATGCTCAGTATTATCAGTCAAATTATGCCTCAAGAAAAATTCATTGAGTTCGAACGGATTGTTCAAAATTCCCTAGCGAATTAATCGAGCATTGGCTAAGCGCTGATAATACAGTGTCTTAGCTTTTTTCGTAAAGTCTACAACTACATAAATGAAGATAATTTTTAAAGGAGGAGTTTAGTATGCCCGATAAAGAAACGAATGAATACGAACAGATGTTCCCCATCATGATGAACAAATGGCTTAATGGGGAAATTGATGATGAGGAAATTCATGAATTTCTTGACGAGTTCATGAGTGCTCCTGGACAAAAAAGAATGATATTTGAATAAGGGCCACAGCGGCTCTTATTCTTTCGTAAAAATTGCAGCCTTTAAAATGAAGGGTAATGCCCAAATTTAATCTAAAGGAGAGAATTAACATGAAAGAGAAACTGAGCAATATTTGGAACAAGACGAAGAAATTCGCAGAGGATCACAGTGAAGGTCTCGTCACTGCGGCCTATATGGTCTACATGATGGCGATCCTTGGTGGAAGCCTGCGGAGTCTTCATCTGGCCAACGAAAAAACTCGGCTGGAGATTGCGACACTCAACGAGAACACCAGCATTCCCTGCTAAAAGGAGCCTACAACGGCTCCGCTTTTTTCATTCAAAATGGAAGTAAATCATGAAGTATTACTACGAAAAACCTGAATCATGGCTTGGCGCTGGCAAGATCTATCGCTGTGATCATCCGCTATATAACCAGTGCACTTTGTTTCAAAGCGGGGAAGTCGGTCTAGCAATCATTCAGGAAAAATACAATAAAAAGACCAAAGCCCGATGGTGGAGTTCCATCGAGCCCTGGCTTGCTGGTGATATTTACTTAAACAAAGGATTCGAAATGTACTTCATCGATCATGCAGGTCCGCCGGATGAAAACGGACTATACCCGACCGTTCCCGTGCGAAAGATCATGTGGGCTCTTCGCATGAAGCCGCTTAAGAAAGAGGAATGGGAAACCGATTAAACCTCATCCACATTCCCGACAATAATCTGGCTATCGCCAATGTAGTTTGGTGCCTGGGCGAACAGCGTGTCGAGTTCTGCTTGCGCGTCAACTCTGGTTTCGTATTCTTCATTGGTAGAATACACTTCTCCGTCTTCGGTCATAAGGCGAATTACGAACATTTTAGAATACCTCCTACATTCTAAAAGATCACTTTAAAAGCTAACATAATCCTTTCAAAAATGCAATCGGGAGAATAAACAAAGTTTTGGTCGAAATTTCTACAAATCCTCTAATGGAAAGGAAGTGAAAATTATGGACGAAGAAGAACGCGAATGGACAAAGAACAAGCGTAATCTCATTCTGACTATGATGCGGCAGAAGTTTGAAGAAACCGTTTATTCCTATCTCGAGAAAGGTGAATACAAATCTCTCGAAGAAATGGATGAATGGGTCGACAACAAGCTGCGTCAATTCGAAGATGAAAGAAGCGCGGTACGCGAATACTATAACGCGAAAATGTATTCGTAAAATTTGCAATTCCTATAGTGAGAGAGAAGCTTATATTTACGGCTTCTCTCATTTTTTGTTCAAAATGAAAGGAGAAATGAGCATGTTTGAAAAGATCAAAAAATTCTGTAAAGAAAACAAAACCAAACTTATTATTGGAGGTCATGTGATTGCGTGCTGTGGCGTCTGCTATTATTTATGGTGGATCGGCTATCGAAGCGGCTGTGAAGCAGCTGCTGAGGCAAATATTCAGTACATTAAGGAAACGTATCCCGACGCATATAAATTGATCGTTACGCAGTGGCCTCAGACTAACTGATTGATATGAAAGGGGCTAATATATGAACGAATTTCCAGACGCCGTAAAACTTCATTCCAAACTCAAGCCGATGCTGTGGCACGATAGAGCCGGGTTAGATGGCATTATCTATCATGCGAGTAGTGTCGACGATTATACGATTTGCAAGTCGCGCATTTATATTCGTTATGATGTAGACGCACCGACAGATAGAGAAAATGAATGCTATGCGCTTATTCAATTTCCTGGCGGCAACGTTATTAGTAAAAAAGTAGAATCTTTCGATCACGGTCTTTTGTGGTGCGAATCCAGACGAGAAATTTTCTGGAATGAACTGTGGCGCACGATCACAGAAGAGATATTCATCGAAAAATAAGGAGCTAATATGAGTAACATTGTATTTTATGAACGTTACGAAGCTGAAATGGTCTTGAACTATCTTAGTTCTTGTATAAAAAACGTTGAAAGAGTAAGTCTTTCGATTTTAAACGACCTTTGCGGCATCGTAAATGAAAAAGAAAACGATTCGATTGGATGGACAGAAAGCGACTCTTTTAGAATTGAAAAACTAGGAGAGCATGAATGGATAATAAACTTTCCTCAGCCCAAGCCAATCGAGCCGATAAATTTACATGATTTTCTGTTAGGTCCTTCTTGGAAATTCCGTTATCACAGTACACATTAATTAGGAGGAAATGCATGAGTAAATTCAATGTCAAGAACATCAATTGGACAAAGGTCGGCTGCTGGACGGCGGATATGCTGAAATCGAATTCCGGGACGATCGTCGGCGGGCTCAGTATGATCGGGCTTGCTATGCTGTGCCGGAAGCTTAACATTCCATATACGGTTCTGACGGAGCCATATACTGGAAAGAGCTACGTCAAACCGGAAGTGCCTAAGCCAGCTACGTCAATCTTATATTTTCCGAGTGATGCGGTTGAAGCCAGCATTCAAGCGATTTACGACGGAGCTTTAAATGCCGACTTCGATTCTCAGCGTTGTGCAGCCGGTAGGGAAATCATGAGTATTGTATCGGCTCGCAAGAATGATATTTCCGAGGCGACAAAGACCTATGCCATCAGTTATTTAAGACTGATTGCTGATGAAATGGACTTTGACTCCGGCCGTAAGACCATAATGAGTTATATTTCCAAAATTGCGAAGGGGGAGTATTAATGAAAGATCTTAGTACAAGTAACATATTGTCAGTCATCGAAGAAACAAAAGCAAATCTTTCAAAAGATCCCGGCCCATCAGAGAGTACCGTTAATCCACCGCCGTATATCGAACAGCATCTAAACGGAATCGAACGTCGACTTAAGGAGCGCCAACCCAAACGAAAAGGCGCTCTCGTTTTCTGTGTGGCCTGCGGAGCTGTAAACCGTACGCTTCGGAAATGGCATAATTCATATCTTTGCACAGACTGCTTCAAGATCGCACAGAACGTCGGCGATGAGAAGTTTATTGCCGCTTTGAAAGGGAAGGAGACTGAATAATTGTTTGACTGTAAGAATCTGACTACCGAAGAATACAAGAACATTATCGACCACTGGTATTGGGAAAGTCGTGAGCTTCCGATTAACCAGTGGAGTATATTTGACAGGGCGAGGAGGTGGCTTTGGTGATCAAACGGTACAAGAAATGGAAGCTCTGGAGAAAATACACCTATTTCAACACGTTTCAACAGATACTGGTTTTATTAGGTCTGAAGCACTCTATGCATTTCGACCGATTTTTAACGAATTAAGGAGGTTATATGGACGATATTATTGGCATTCACGAAGAAATTGACCCGGATGATCCTATTGAAAGCCTTATTCGTCAGAGTCTGGCACTGAGCGAAGAGGCGCATCGAAGAAGGCTTATCGGTTTCAGCTCCTATGAAGAACTTCAGGAAGTCAAGCGCATGGAAGCAGAGGGAGAAGAACTCTGGGCCAAGGCAAAAGAACTAGGCAGTCCATACGTTAGCAGAAAAAACTATGAGGATCTCGTGATCGCGATTTTCAAAAGTGCCGCAAGAGACTATGAGAAACTCATCTGCGGAAGCATCACCGAAACGCCTAATACGAGCAAAATCCTGATCGAAGGTCTGATTCCCAAGGAAACGGAAATCATTCGCGATACGTATCATAAGCGATTTATTCCCTATGTTGAAAAACACGCGTATGATATTGCAAAACAGTGGGAAAAATTCGATCGACAGAAACTAGATGTTTACGATCGGGTCATTACCACGAAGTATCGCTGTCCGAATTGCCATGGATGCTTGAAACCCATGGACGGATTATCGCCCGCACACATTGGCTGTACCAACTGTAATCTGAATTATTATATGCCCGGCAAAGTATCCGTAAAGCGGCAGACTTATACGAAGGGAGTCATACTATAAGAATGAACACATTCGTAATTAAGACAGTAGACGGCAGTTTATATTTGATTGACGGAGAAAGTGTCAAAGAAATCTTCAGCAAGATCGATGGGCTTCGCCTGATGGGAAAGCGCTGGCTGGAAACTTATATTATCGCTGATCTCGGCGAGGCACAGCCAGTATACGTTAATATCGATCAGATCGTAAGTATTCAATAATATGTTCGACATTTTAAATGCGAATGAAATTTATTATTTAAAAAAGGAGAAATTACAAATGTTCAATCTCGTATCCATGAACGCCATCCGCACGGACTTCGATGCCGCGATGGAAAAGCAGGGCTATCTCAGGGCCACTGTTATGTATAAAAACTGGGGAATCACCGCGAAGAAGTTTGGCTCTCTTGTGAAGAAAGGCTACGATTGCGATTCCTTTATCGTGAACGGTGTGCGTTATATTCATAAGGACGCTCCCAATCCGCTCGACGGTCCCATGGAGGTTTAATCATGGTAAGCGACAGCGAAGTCAAGGAAGTAAAGTTCGCAAAATATTGTCAAACCTGCAAAAACTGGGCCGATGGCAAAGAAATTCCAGTATGCGATGACTGCCTGGAAGAGAGCATGCGATATGGCACGGAGGTACCTCTGAAGTGGGAGAAGAAATAAAGGTTGCTTATCTCTGTGACGGTTTATGCTCATGTTCAGACAGCATCATGTGTTTTCGGCGCGGAGTTCCGGGAGCGGACTGCAAGCATACGTTTGATCCCGATCACGCGGCCAATAAGCGTGTAGGACATCCTGAAAACTATCCGGATCGCTTTCATTTAATTCAAAATGGAATCGAAGAACCTTGCTGGTGGGAAGGAGACATAGATATTCCATGACGATCGAAGAATTCACTAAGAAATGCCCGGTTGAAGTAGGCGATTATTTTTATCGGAAACGCGCAAATGATACGATCCCCGATAGGCTTCAGGTTACGGCCATCAAAGAAGTCGTCGGGGGTTTCTTTATTACGGCAAAATATATTTACCATACGATCGGGCCGAACATGGAGAGAACCTTCAGCGATGTGATATTTAAAGATCCGGATTGGGTTATTGAAAAGAGAGGTTCTGGAAGTCGTGGATAATGTCACGAAAAAGATCTTATTCACAAATACATGGACACTGGAACAACTGAGAGAAACTCGTAAACAACTTGGCCTGACGCAGCAAGACATAGCAGACATAATCGGATCCACAAAGCCTGTGATATCCTCACTTGAACGAGGAATCAATTTTCTGGGTCCGACTTTTTATGCCTACTGTAACGTCATCGAAAAGTGTTATGCCTACGAAATGGGTTATGTTCCATGCTATCGAAAAGTCGGCACATCGGAATATTCGGAGGTGATTACGTGACATTCAAAGGAATCTCCACTCCGTTTACGGACATTGATTTTCAAAATAAATTACTTAACGATGTTCAAAACGAATGGAAAAAAATAACCGGAACGAGCCTAACGGACTTAACATGTGAGCCGGACAATATCAATCACGTTTGGTGTCTTAAAAGAAAAGACGGACAAGTATATGAAATGTCGTATGATACCTATTTCGTTAGTGATTACAACTACTACGCACGGATGGTAAAAGACGCAGCCATATGCTTACTTGCAGCTAATGATATTGCAGGCGCCGTTTGTACACCAATTCGTACTAAAAAGGAGAAAGAATTAATGAAAAAAGACAACACTCTCGCCGAAACCGTTTATCAGAACACTGTGGAAGCCATCCAGGATGAAACGAAGGACAAGAAGAAAGCCCTGGACGCCGAAGAAGCGGAAAAGCTCGCCAAAGCTTACGCAGATCTTGAGCATGATTACATGATCGAGCACGTAGACAAATGGGCCGACGAACTTTACGCCCGTTATGAAGCGCTTCACAGGAAGGGTTTCGCTGATGAACTTGCGATCGAGATTCTTAAGATTTATATTTCCAACCACTAAAACATGAGCAGCACGAAAGGAGAATCCAACTATGCAGGTAAAATGCATCCGGTGTAAAACAGAGTTCGAACTTCAAGACCAGACAAGAAATCAGCTGGTCATAGGAATCGACGCGAAGAACCGTCCTACCATTTTAAATCTGTGCGACGATTGCGACAAGAAACTTGAACGCTTCCTGAATGGAGAATTTCTCTATCAGGATTACGACGCCTAATTGATATTTGCATTACGAAAGGAGAATTCTGAATATGTTAGGAATTATTTTAGCAGTTATCATTCTTATTGCGGGATTCGGAATTACATTCGCCGTCAATAAGGTAAAGCAGGCAGAGTACAACGAAAAGTATGAAGACTGGGAAAACGCCAAACAGATCGCAGCGGCTCGGTTTCCGAACAACGTATGGAAGAAACCGGAACCGAAGAAGCCCGAGACAATTAAGTTTCCGGTGCTGATTGCGATTCCGTTGGCCGTGATTATTCTCATCGCAAGCTGTCTGGCTATTGTTCCGACCGGGTATACCGGCATTCTGACAACTTTCGGCAAAGTGGAAAACCGCACGATTCCGTCCGGTATCAGTTTCATTGCTCCTTGGCAGAATGTCATTAAAATGGATAACCGGACACAGAAAGTTCAGATCCAGACAAGTGCATTTTCCAGTGATATTCAGCAGGTCGACGTTCAGCTTTCAGTAAACTACTGCATCGATCAGGAAACGGCTCAGGTTCTCTATCGAACAGTTGGTACGAACTATTACGAAAACATTATGTTCCCGCGTATCCAGGAGAATCTGAAGGCTGTTTTCTCTCAGTATTCGGCTGAAAACCTGATTGCCAAGCGTGACAGCCTCTCGGATTCCATTGCTTCGGCTACGGCGAACGACATGAAGAACTATGGTATTACCATTGTTTCCATTGCCATCGAGGACATTGATTTCACCGATGCGTTCACCAATGCCGTTGAAGCCAAGCAGGTAGCAGCACAGAATAAGCTCACGGCTGAAACTCAGCAGGCCCAGAAGACAATGGAGGAAGAAGCCGCTGCCAAACGAGCTGTTATTGCTGCGAATGCAGAAGCCGATAAAGCTATTATTGCCGCGAATGCCGATCTCGAAGTTGTAAAGGTTCAGGCTGAAGCTGCTCTCTATGCCGGCGAACGGGAAGCGGAAATGAATAAGCGTATTTCCGAATCTCTCGGCAACGGCATTATTGATTACTATTGGATCAAGCAGTGGAATGGCGAACTTCCGACTACGATTCTCGGCGGAGATGCGAACTATATGATCGATCTGACGAAGGGTGATGCTGCGGAATGATATTCTTTTCGACAAGACTGGAAATGGAACGTGCTTTTCGAGACTGGTGCGATAAAACTCATGTGGCAATAACACCCAATACGATGCTGGCCTGGCTTGAAGGGCATGGATATTTAAACGAAGAGAAGATTAAGAAAGACTTTCCGTATCCGGGAATTAAGATTAAGGAGGAAACTAGTAAATGATGACTGCGCTTTATGTATTTATCGGTGTTCTGGCGGCGGCTTTGGTTATTTATATTTTTGATCAGCTCGCGGGCTTTATACGAAGAATCAAACGCAAGCTCGACGAAAACAACGTAACGAATCGAGTTAACTGCGTGCCGCCTCGAAACCTATATAATAGTTGTTACGGAATGTACGGACAATATTCTGCATATGTCGGAGATAATTTCCAGCGACTGATAGCTATTCACGACAAACTTGACCGCATCGAAAATAAGATCGATACGCTCATCGAAGACGCTGCGGAACTCATGGTTGCAAAGGAACGTCCGGAGGAGTAAATGATATTTAGGGTCATTGGAGAAATCTGATGGCCCTTTTTCTTTTAGGAGGAAATAACATGGAATACTGCGTCTGCTGCGGACGAATCATCCCGGAAGGGCGAATGGTTTGCCTTATCTGTGAAAAGATTCTGGAGGAAGACTAATATGAATAAAACAATCATCAAAATCGTAAGTCTGATTATTTTGATCTTGGCGTTTATGATCATCGCATTATTTCTCAGCGGTTGTAATCGTCAGATGATCGATCTTAATTACAACTTTAATTATGCGATCATCAATACTTTTAACGGAACGGTTGAGGGGAAGGTGAGTTCCTGGCGAGACTTTGACGATGGAGATCAGCTTCAGGTAACAATTGATGGCGTCACCTATCTCACAAGCGCGACGAACGTGATATTGGAGCATAGATAATGGAAGATTCTAAAGTGGTTTTCTGGGAGAAACGAATGAAAATTACAAGCGGAACAAAAAATAAAAATGGAGATGCGGAGGAAGCGATCCGAGGCCATAGATCTAAGATATTGCCGTTTGATGACGCTCTTGTCGATTCGAACATAGTTAACGAAATTGTAAAACCTATCAAAATTGATTTGGAGGGACATTAATGATTAAACTTGAAAATACTGAAGTTCTCGGTTGGGAGGCTGCTATTCGCGGAATGAGAAATCCGATGAATAGTTGGGAGAAGAGCGATAGTATATTTTTTTCTGCATTCGCGACAGTCGGACATGATATTAATGGTACTACATATGATAAAGACGACGGCGACTGCGATTACCCAGAATGGTTTGATTGGGTTCGATTCAACACGAATCATAGAATGGAATATTTTCAACTGGGCCCCAACGATCATAAACTCATGATGAACCTCGCTAAAGCTGGTTCGGTAGATGCCAAGTATCGCCGGATGATTGTTGTTACGGTTGATATTACGGCTCCGCTTTACTGGTGGAAAGAATTTGATACCTATAAGGTTGGAACAGTCGCAAATAGCTGTTCTACCATGCATAAGATTCATGCAAAGGAATTCACACGACAAGATTTTTCAGATGAACAATTGCTTCCTGATGGAAGTTCTATGGAAATTCCGACAATTGCAGTCGGTTTTGGAAGCAATGATCTCGAAGAAGAACTTGCTCGTTTTTCACCATCAAATTTGCTCGATCTTACAATTTCAATGCTGAATCGGGCACGCGAAATGTTCCTCGAAACTAAAGATAAAAAGTATTGGTGGCAAATGATTCAGCTTCTTCCGAGTTCCTATAATCAGCGAAGAACCGTTATGCTGAACTATGAAGTGCTGGCCGGAATCTATCCGAAGCGCAAGGAACATAAGCTTGACGATTGGAGAGAGTTCTGCAAATGGATCGAGAATCTTCCGTATAGTGAGATTATTACATTGGAGGAAAGCTAAATGTACGAACCGGGAAAAGTCGTTAAAAAAGAAGGTTTCGCGGATTTCGAAAGTTGCTATACGATGTTTAAGCGCGGAATCTTTGAGAATCAATTATATTCCAAAATTTTACAAGACATTCAGGATAAGTATGACGCAATCGTAATCGCATGCTTTGCGCAGAAAGGTTTCTCGGAAAAATATATTCGAGAGAATATCAATGAGTTTTGCACAGAAGTTTCCAGAAGTAGTTTTTGCGAGAGCCGCGGATATTTCTATAAGGGCGATCTCCTGTTCGTTATTACAACAGACTATAAGTGCATTAATAACTGTGATATTCCGAACAAAGAGGAATGCATAATCGGTTTTCGAGTAGAAATGCAGTGAGGTAAAAACTGAAATTATATGAAGCTTACTTATATTTTAGTTCCACTCGGAATTATTCTGAGTATTTACTTTATTTACTATTTTGCCTTCTATCGAAATTGGATTTACGGATGCGTTGGCAAGATTACTTTTAAGTCATTTAAAGTTCTGTATACTTTAAATTCGGAGAATTGGTCTCTTTGGCAAGGGTATGTTGAATACAGTAAACGCACAAGAAAAGGTGAATTTTGGGAAACCAGAGTCGGTGGCCGACTCGGATTTAATCAAATCGATGCTATAAAGTATCAAATTTGGCGTAAGCGATTAAGCGTGCAAAAAGAGCGAGAACGTAATACGCAGTCGTTTAAAGAAATTCTTAATGAATTTCAAAACGACATCAATACTTATGGAAAGGATCTTAAATGAACGGAGTAATCATTTGCGGTTATCCAGGAGTAGGAAAAACAACAATCGCAGGAAAAGACAATATTGTGGATCTGGAGAGCAGTAATTTTAAGTTTTTCGGACCGCCAGATTGCGAACATTATTGGGTTGAGCAGTACGGTCGTGTAGCTCTTGATCTTGCCAAACAGGGCTATATTGTTCTTTGCTCAACACATGTGGATACTATCGAATGGATGCATGACCACGCTCCGGAGATGCGAAGACTTGCTGTTTCCGGCCCTTATATTGTTTGTCCAGCAAAAGAACTGAAATACGAATGGCTCAAGAGACTGCATGATCGCTTTATGACCGATCAAACATCTAAAAACTATCGAGCTTATGAACGGGCGAAGGAACATTTCGACGAAGATATCGATTATCTGCTCTCTTTTGCACCAAGCCATGTCTTTAAAGTCGGAATCTTTAATGACACGCTCGAAAGCCGAATCGAAGAAATTCTATGGAAAAGAGAAAGGGATAAATTACTATAATGAACCTTAATATCATTCCACGAGTTCGTCCATGTTTCGTAAATAATAAAGAAACTGGAGAAAATGAATCTGCTCTATTTCATATGTGGTTTCTTGCGCCAGACGGATGGCCTATGGCTTTAGTTGAGTTAGATACGGGAAAAATGATTGGCGTTGGATATAGGCGTATAGTATTTGTTCAAGAGCAAGATGAGTCTGATCTTTTTGAATTTCTAAAAATACATAAAGAAAGGAACTAGATTTTTATGATGATTCGTTTCGTCCTCAATAGATATGTATACGATTATAGTAAAAAGGCTATATTCAACAATGCTGAGCAATCTATTATCGATGTGCCGATCCCGGAAGCCGTTGAAAATGCGATCAAGGACGGCTTTTCCCTTGAACGGGTCGGTTTGATCCAAGACACATCGAATATTCCGACAGGTATTTATTCATAAGATGGGAGGTAGTTTAAATGATTATTACAAAATGTGATCGTTGCCGAAAGGTTATGGAAACTCCGGCGTATGCTCTTGGAATGTTTCCGATGATATTTCCGAATGCAAACCCAAAACAGAACATTCCGAAGTATATGATCATTCGCTGTGAGCCGAATGAAGGACGAGATACGTTGAATCTTTGCCCGGAATGCGAAAGAGATTTCGATGTGTTTTTGGACAATCCGCCTGGAATCAGAAATAACGAAGACGAGCCGAAGTATCGGGAATTAAAATATAATTCTCAATTATTACAGAAATAAGAGTAAAAACAAATGACTACTAAGTATAATGTTGGAGATACGATTTTTATTCCTTATCGTATTAGTGGTATACGTATTGACGAGAAAGGCGTTTCGTATCTCGTAAACGTAGATTCGTTTAAGAGTGACGACCAACTGACATATTTTCTGGATACACCGGCTGCAATTAGTGAAGAGAATATAACAAAGCTAATTGAAAGGAGAACTAAATGAACTATAAGTATCTGAGTAAGTACCATCATATTTACCGAGTTCGTTTAACCGGAAATATTCAAATGCAGGTTGAAAAGCTGCCGATTGCGTACTCAAATAAGCGCTATATATATGTAATTGCACCGGGACAAGATACACTTGAGCGTTTGACTTTACAGCCTTATACTCCATACGAGATCAGTGATGTGTATACTGAAATAACTGACAAAGCTAAAGAAGATATCAATCGAAAATTATTTAATGGCATTTCTAACTATGGAACCAGTTACGCTGGATTTACCATGTATTTTCTTGTTGACGATCCTGCAGAATTGGAAAAAATTCGTACTAGCATTAATTTGAAAGCTTATGAATTATCACTTTTAGACGCTGACGTAGCTTCAAAAGAAAAAGATGTTGAGCGATGTGAAAAAATCTTAGCCGAAGCCAAATCACAATTAGCTAACGCCAAGTATAAACTTTCTAAATATAGTGAAGGCCTTCCTGAAGGAGTTACTCTCGGATGAAGATTACTGTCGAACTGAACGAAAGTGATATTTGTCAGATCATTGCCGAGCACTATAACAATCTCACACAGGAAGACGTGAATCTCTTTGTTACGAAGGAAACAAGAGGTTATGGGCCCGGAGAGTATGAAGCGAACGTTGTTAAAGCCAAGATCGAGTTTGATTCGGAAGGAGAGGCCGGAGCATGTCTCAGATAGAAGGACGCCTTACAACTTGTTCAATTTGTAAAAAGACTGCTTTTAGTAAATTGGTAGAAGGCAATACATTTCAAGACGGTGGATTTCGCCCCAGAGACTACATGTTTGAAAACCTTCCAGAAGGTTGGGTACATACCGAAATGCGAATTTTTAATGAAAGCCTGCCTGTTGAAGATCTTTGTCCGGATTGCAGACGTAGAATTGTAGAAGCTATGAAATACGAAATAAATACAATCATTAATGCTGCAAAAGAGACAGAGGCATCGTAAATATTACAACTCTTTAAATGAAGCATAATGCTTACAAAATTTAAGGAGGATATTTATGAGACTTTTTGAAAGAACAGTAAGAGCAATGGTGCGGGATAAACGCCTGCATAATAAGTGCCATAAGATCTTTTGGAAGTGCATTGGGTCGCCAATTGCGACTTTCGATTTGGGATATGTACTCATCAAAACGAAAGGAAATATTGACGAAGATGCATTCTGGAATGAACTTACGCATGAATTATATAGTGCAGGATACATCGATGTAGTTCGCCATCTCTATGGACTAGAATACTCATATCGAAGAGCATTCCTTGAAGAAGCATAAGCATCACGAAAGGAGCTTGTCAGTATTGGCAGGCTCCTTTGCTTTTATATTTGCCGCTGTGGTGGAATAGGCAGACACAGCAGACTTAAAATCTGCCGACGAAAGTCGTGAGGGTTCGAACCCCTTCAGCGGTACCATATCCTGGATCTAATAAGATCATTATGCTAATACAGCATCAAAAAACATAGTGAAGAATACTGCCCGATGAGTCAGTAAGAAGCTATGGATCAGATTTTGAAGGTTTTGCTGATCGCATTAGAGCGAGGTTAAGGAGTCCAGAGAGGCTCTACCTCGTTCTTTATATTTTGAGGCGTGGTGAAGCGGGTAACACAGCGGACTTTGACTCCGTTATTCGCAGGTTCAAATCCTGCCGCCTCAGCCAAAGTCGTAGATTTTACAACTGTTTATATGGAGGTGAAAAGAAATATGGCTTATCGTTTAATTATTGAAATGACAGATGGAAGTAAAATAAATAAATGCTATGAGCATGAAGAATATGCTACAAATCTTTATGCGACTGCACTATTTAAGAAACTTGCCAAATATGCTTCGGTAATTGATACGAGCAATGGCGATATTCTTTTCGAATTCGGCACAAAAAAGAGCTAGCTTAACAGCGGCTCTATTTTTCGTATAATTTGCAGTTTGTTAAATGGAGGTGACTAAACATGGATTATGAAGATCCTATTGTTGCAGTTAGTGAAAACTTTGTTGGTTACAAGTTCCGTCTACGAAATTCTTTACTAAATGATCTCGTACGTAATCTGAATACAAAAATCGAACAGCAAGGTCATTTAAGTGTAAACCAATACATAGAAACTATTAACGATTTTATTAATGAAGACGGGGAATCGTTTACGTTACCTATGCTTGGTGCACTTGGCGAAATTGCAAGATTTACACATAAAGATACGCACGAAATATTTGGTGCTCAGTGTATGTGGACTTGCGAGGAACCATCAAAAGCGATTGGATTTCTAACTTTTGCAGAAGATGCCATAGATATGTCAACTCTGCACTATAAGAGAAGCTAATTGCGGCTTCTCTTAATTTTTTCATGGATCATTAGCTCAATTGACAACTGATTAAATAGAGGTGAAAAAGCATGAAAGGACCGTTTATTGTTAAATTCAAAAACGTATACGGCGGAGAGAAAAATAGCGATATTTATCCTGTGCGAGTTTGGGCTGATTCTAAAAAAGAAGCAAAAGAATCATTCTTAGCAAGGCAATATGAACCGATGTATCTCGAAGTTGTTTCGGTTGAATTTGATTCGACTTTCGTTATGCAATTGGTTGAAATGATGAAACGAGAAGAGCTAGCTTAACAGCGGCTCTTCTTTTATTTTTGTGGAGGTTTCTATGATAAAAAAGTGGCTTGTTACCTGTCAGTGCGATCTGAATGCTAATAAAATTTTATCTACTGTAGTCAAAGCAAATACAGAACGAAAAGCTAAAATATTTGCAGAAGAAAAATGGAAAAAAGAAGGGCATTTTAATATTTGGATCAGAAAATGCGAAGAAGTAAGTTTCTTGGAGGATAAAAATGGGACAACATAAATATAATCCTACTGCAATAGCAGCTAAAAATGGTGAATTGCCTCCGAAAAAGAAGAAAATGAGTAAAGCTGAAGAACAATTTTTTATGTATAACGCGCTTGAAAAAGCCATGCATGATCGAGGCCTTTTGACGCCTAATGATATTTGTAAAATTGGTAAAATTGATCCTTATTATTAACATAACGGATCGTTAGCTCAGTCGGTCAGAGCAGTGGTCTCATAAACCTCAGGTCCGGGGTTCAAGTCCCTGACGGTCCACCAATGCAATATAGTTTATAGGTTCATAGAGTAAGCATGGTTCTGAATGGTAACCCGATAGACATGGCGAAAGGAACGGAGCGAATACCAGCCAAACTTCGAGGTAGGTGGAGAGCCACTGAAACGCCAGATATTTATACGTGCGGATTCAGTATACAGCAACGGGCCGGAGCATATGCTTGAAATAGCTATGCGAGTAGATGCGGCGTGGTCCCTATAAACTATATTGCTTTTATATTTTGATACTGGAAAGGAGACTAGAAAATGCTAAACTGCCCAAATTGTGCGGCGCCAATCGAAAGTGATATTTGTCCTTACTGCGGTTCTGTCTTTCTGGATTGGGCGTCATTTGACATGAAAAGGCCAACTTTTGTTAAGGTATTTGACGAAAATGGAAACCTTAATCTAATGAAGATAAAACCAGTTTCGGTAGGAATTAAGTATGAAAGCGATGATGGATATTTCTATGGTGATAATAATAGGATACTTAGTGTCACAACTTCTCCAACGCTAAAAATTGAAGCGGAATTTGAAGCCGTTCCATTTAAACTTAAAACATTAGATAAAGCCTCTGTCCTTAGACTGCTAATTAAACCAGATGTTGCTGATACAGACACGATTCGAGATATTTTAAAGGAGACTAGAAATGAGTAAAACCGATGATATTTTAAGACAACTTGGATGGCAGCGATTGATTGGAAATCCAGATCCAAACATTTTGTGGTACGTATTTACCGGACGATCTGATTTAAACGAATTAGACATTTCGAACCGTGATATTCGAGTAGATTGCATTGTAAGGCTCATTCGTGAGCCAGATGACGACGTTCCTGAAGAACTCAGACCTTTCTGGCGTCTGACGTATAAATCTAATGTCGGAGAGGGCAAAGAAGATTCTGGTCTGTCTTTCGATGAACTTGAGGCGTTCTATAAAAAGCTTAAAGAATTGATTCGAAAGGAGAAAAATGCGAATGGCTGAAACTGAACTATTGCAGCAAAAAATTCAGGAACTGGAAGCCGAGGTCAAGCAGCTTAAGGCTATGCTTCCAAAAGAAAAAGAGCCAAGACGATCGATGTGCCCAAAGGAAGTCGCCGAAAAACACGGTGGTTTAAAGAAAAAGGGTATCGCATGGGAGTACAATCACTTCCCGTTTATGAGCTATAAAGATCTTATGAACCTTAGTAGTCTAATTCGGAGATGCTGTTTCTTAAGAGGCAGCAAAAGCCGGACTGATATTTCGGCAGATTCCAACAGCTACCGGGCAAAACAAATAAAGTACGATACCGCCAAGACTCTGAAAGAACTGACTGATGAAGAATATGCCACATACTGTGAGGTCCTGGACAAGCTTCTCGAAGTATTTCAGGAATATGGCTGTTGCTTAAATGATAATTGGTAAAGGAGAATTTAATGAATCCTTATATAACTGAAAAACGATTGGATGCTAATTCGAAAGATCGTTTTAGAATTGCTGCTGGAACTATTAATGCGTATCTCTATTTACTAACCGAAGAAGGCATTAAAAAGCTGGTCGGTACGCTAACAAAAAATGCCAGAGGTCATGCCAAATTCGTATATTATGATGGGAATTCATGCTCTAATAAATATTTTATTGTGAATCAGATTGAAGGTTTGGCATACAACAATAAGTTATGGCTTCGGGACGACAACGTGGAAAAAGCAAAGCAACTATTTATTGAAATTAAGAATAAAGACTTTAATTATTATAAGAAAAAACTCGAACAAATTCAGCAGGAGTTACTAGTTTTACATACTCAAAAGGAGAATTGAATGAGCGAAGTTATGAAAACATTCTGGAGAGAAAGATTGGGAATAGGTCCTGACGATAAATTTACTGCAATCGATGGACGCGAATATTTTATTAGTGATATTCATGTAAATAATCGCGGTATAGTTCTTGATTATGAGTCTGATTTCAGTCTTGAGCACGGAACTCTGTATAACATTTTCGATATGATCGATTGGAATCGGACGAAGCTATTTAATAAGTATGGCCAAGTTTTGGGTAAATGTAAACGAAATTATCTTGAAAATCCGCCAACGTTAGCCTATGAACCGTTCTTTACCCCGAAGCGTCATAAACTCAAAGGCTATAAAGTACGAACTCCAGGAATCGATGGCGGAGTTATAAAGTACACACCTAAAGAATTTGAGGAACGTTTTGATATTACTGAGCCTTTTAAAGGAGAATAAGAATGACTCGATATAAACAAATTAAAAAAGGATATTGGCATAATGAATTAGCGAAAGCTCAGAAAGCACTCATTGAGATCGAAGATTCTGATATCGCCAGTGAGCTAAAAGAATATATGTGTGAAATTCTAAAGGATGAAATAGCAAGATGTAAAGAAGCAATAAAATATGTAGGAGATTAAATATGGCAACAATTGATTTTCTTCCGGTGTGCAGCCACTGTCATCAAGTTTTGTGGGGTGAAACAATAGATGTGATTCGCGAGAAAGAACTTATTAACCAAAGTAATATTATGGCCATGCTGAACACTAATATTTATCCGGCGAGATGCCCTTATTGCAAAGAGCCATTTACTTCAGTTACTATTCCTACTAAACTTCCGTATTGCTGTGAACCGCTTTGGCCAATAAAGATCGAGGAGGACTAATCATGCAGACAGTGTATCTTCTGACACTTGACGATAAGGAATTTCTGAAGTGCTGGACAAGCTTCTCGACATCTTTCATGAATATGGCTGCTGTGTGAATGATAATTGCTATTAATGAAATGGAGGTGTACGACGAAGAACGATGCAAACACTATATCTTCTGACACTTGACGACATGGAATTTTTAAAGAAAAATTTGACTGAAATACAAAAGATTCTCGACGAAGAGGGAACTATACCCGAAAGCTATGCAAAAAGTGCAATTCGACAAAATCTAGATAATATTAAGATCGTTTTAAAAGAAAGGAGACCGTATATTTGACTAAAGAAGAACGTGTCATCGTTTCTGCTTATACAGGTTATTTAATGTGTGATTTTGATGATCTGCATAAGTATATTGAAGAGAAAGTCGGCAGGCCGGTTTGGACACATGAACTTGCTGACGCCGAAGTTCTAAAAGAAATTCGTGAAAAGATTAAACCTGATTTTCTGGCACTGTGCGGAAAGGATTAATGAATGAGCCTTAGAAACATCTATCTTATTGTCGGTCCATCCGGAAGCGGTAAGACATCCATCGCTAACGAACTGCAAACAACCTACGGATACAAAGCTGTTGAATCTTACACAACAAGACCTCCTCGCTACGATGGTGAGAGAGGTCATATTTTTGTCTCGGATGAGGAGTTCGACGCTCTCGGCCCCATGTGCGCCTATACCGAGTACAACGGCTATCGCTACGGAGTTACCGACGATGTTATCGATTCCCATGATATTTATGTCATTGATCCGTATGGGGTGAAGTATTTAAAGGCGAAGTATAGAGGAAATAAAGATATTAAGTGTATTCGTCTGGAAGTTAATGAACTTGTTCGCTATCGTCGCATGAAAGACCGTGGAGACAGCAAAGAAATGATCGTAAAACGCCATGCACAAGATAAGATCAGTTTCGGAAAAGAAGAATGGTTCATTCAGTACGACATGGTAATTCCAAACAATGATTTCACAAACACAGTCGAAGCGATCTATAGCTTCATTCAGTGTTGGGAAGGAGAAGGGTGATATTTGATGGATAATAGCAACGAAGCTAAGAAAATCTATGTAATAACGAGCGGTGAATATTCGGACTATGCGATTTGCGCTCTAACTTCCGACTACGAACGGGCAAAAGTTCTGGCTAAGTATTATACCAAATACGGCAATGAAGCTCAGATCGAAGAATATATCGACGGCGATCCAGCTTCCGGCGATCTTAAGAATTTAAAACCAGTATGGACTGTCCGCGCTGATATACAGAAATCTGGACCTGAATGGCGCGCATGGATTCATCATTATACACAGGAACCATTTAAAACTAAAGCCGAACTTTATACTCATACTATGTCCGGTAGAAAATCTTTTGATGCCAAAGTCATGGCCGAAACCGAAGAAAAAGCCCTTAAAATCGCTCAGGATCTATATGCCAAACTAAGGGCAGAAGAACTCGGATTATAAAAGAAAGGAGGAATTATGAGAATGACCGCTTTCAAATGCGACCGCTGCGGAAAACTGTTCGCCGTAAGGCCAAGCGGAAAAGAGCACAGCTTCGACCGTCCTGAAGACAGCACAGTTCAGCGAATCGGCTGGGGTACGGAAGTATATTTAACGCCGCCGAAAGATCTCTGCGATGAGTGTTCGGCTGCATTTGTACTCTGGTGGAAGGAGCCGGCACTAGCCGCTATTACCAACGAAGAAAAACTATAAAGAGAGGACCCTTTTATGAAACGCATGATCGCTTTTATCCTGATATTTACACTTCTCGGTTCGACCGTAGCATTTGCCGAAGAAGCGAAATACACAGAACGAAAGAGCATGGAAGACGAAGCCTGGCTATGGGAGGAACTCAACAAGCATAGTCCAAGCGACGAAATTACGGCAGGCATCTTAGGATATTTCTGGCGCGAATCACGTTACAAGTCCGACAGTGTAGCCGGTTGGGAATACCATGATATTTTCAACGGTGGAGACTTGTGTGAAACCGTGCGGACAAAGACCGATAAGAAACTGGCGGAAGGCGAGAGCAAAGAATACTTCATCCGTAAAGCTCGAAACCATGGCGGTTACGGTCTTGGTCAGTGGTATTCCATGCATGGACTGGAAGCGCTTTACGACTTCGCTTCGGAATACGGAACCTCGATCGGAGACGCCAGAATGCAGTGCGAGTTCGTAATCGAGTCTCTGAAATCCGATGAAGAACTCTGGGAGAAACTGGAAAAATGCAAGGATGCTGAAAGAGCCGGTATGCTGATCGCGGTGTACTACGACGGAACGGAAACTGGAGTCGACTATATCAGCTACAAAGCAGGAGTGCTTTACGAAAAATACCATACGGAGGCGGAGTAAATGACTTTTCTGGAGGCATTTCTCAGTGTGTTGGCGCTGATCCTCGCCGGAGGATTTGGCGTCTTTTTTGGTTGGCTTGAAAAACACTATCTTACGAAAAGGAGAGAAAAATGAGCACTTATATTCTTATCGGAGCCATCGTTATTGTGGAGCTGACCGTCGTCTATTTCGGCATAAAGTGCTACCGGACCATCATGAGATATTGTGGCGAGATCGTTCCTATATACAGCGAAACGGTGAAGCTCGTATCTGAAAAATTCGTTGCTATCCAGAAGCTCGACGAAGCCAGAGAGCGGGTCTACAACAAAATGCTCGAAATTAATGATCTCATTGTGAAACACGACGCATCGCTCTCGGAACAGCACCGGAAGCTTCTGGACTGCTGGAAGAACATTGAAGCCAGATATTCGGATGCTTACGAGGAATTTCGTGAATGCAGCGAGAGACTTCAGAAGTTTGAGGTGGATATTCCGAACAATCTTGTAAATCAGATCGCCGAACGGATCCTTGAAACGAGCACCGCAAACGAAGAGGATGACGATGGCGCTTATATTGCAGGGAGTTTACCGATGCGATGATGAATCACGATGTATGCCATTGCTCCGATTATCTTCCAAATGATTGTCCAAAAACCTGCTATCGGGCAAAAGTAACACAAGACTTAAGGGACAACATGGAAAAACTAAAAGATATTCCGATGAGTTTCGCGCACTTCAAAAGAACTCCATACTGTGAAAAGGAGAATAAGAAAACTCTATGATGAAATTTCTGTTTATTGCCGCTGTCGCCTGTTTTCTGCTCGGAATCGGATACAGCAATGCCTATCAGGAGCGCAAGAAAATCGCCTACGATGACAAGTGCAACAATTATTACGTATGGTCAACTTCCTGTACGGTTGTCGGAATTGTACTGATCATCGTCGTGGTCGGTATGCTTGTGTTCCACATGTCTTAAGGAGGGATTGAGTAATGAGTGTAGAATACGACAATTATATTCACGAACATATTGACAATCTGAAGCGCGGACTCGAATGGATGCAGAACAATCTCGCAGGTCTCGACGGGGATAAGATGGCCGAAGCGATTCTGAACGCGGACGCCCACGATCTCAGCAAGTGGACAGCCGAAGAATACCCGGCCTACGATGACTATTTCTACGGTAAAAACCGAAGCTTTGAAGTTGTCGATAATTTCAATCTCGCGTGGCTCCATCACATCCACGAGAATCCGCACCACTGGCAGCACTGGGTTTTGATCGAAGACGATCCCAATGTCGGCTCCTTCGGCAAGGTTCTGGAAATGCCGCTGGAGTATGTCTATGAAATGATTGCGGACTGGTGGACTTTCAGCTGGCGAAACAACAATCTCATGTCGATATTTGAGTGGTATAACGCTCATCGCGGACATATGATGCTAAACATTAAGACCCGTGCCATTGTCGAGGGCATTCTGAAAGACATGTACGTGATTCTCAAGATGCAGATGACCTTAGAGCATCCTGAGACAGAGATCGTAAGCATCGACTGGGCAAACGGACAGGACATGACGGCAATCATGCACGCCGACGGGGACGAAGAGGAACTCAAGTATGGTGTTCCGGAACTCAAGAAATTCCCGATGCCGGATGCCAGACACGTTCGCAGTGCCATTCGATTCTTCAATTATATTGACCCGAAACATGAAAAAGAGCTCGCCGATGCCATTCTCGAGCGTATGAAGGAGTATGGCATGAGCTTTGACGATTTCGGAGTCGGGGACGAGAACCGATTCAAGAATTATATTCCCAAGGAAGAAAAGAAAGATGATACACATGAGTAAAGAGAGTCTGACCGAATCCAACCGCTGCTATCGATGTGGTAATCTCGCTCCGGCATACGTAAACGGTGTGCAAGTTGTACGCTACGGATATTCCGGAGGCCAGATTAACCTCTGTACAGACTGTTTCCGTGAGTTTAAATCCTGGTTGGACGTTAACAGAAAGGATGAGTTTACTTAATGCAGCATGTTGTCAATGTAGCTTTTGATTTTGATGACGATCGAGTCAAAAAGATTCTGGAAGACACTACCGTTGAGAAAGTCCAAAAAGATATTAAGCAAGCGATTATCGACGAAGTATTCGAAAAGAGCGATTGGGGTCGAGGTTCACACGCAAACCCAGAAAACGATCCTCTTAGCGCGTGGGTAACCCGCTACATTAAGGAGCTCATCGGAGAATACAAAGAAGACATTATCAAGCAGGCCGGTAAAGAAATTGCGCAAAGTATGATGAAGTCCAGTAAATGGAAACAAATGGTTATTGAGGAGACAAAAGCGCATGAGTGATATTTCGGTGAGTCACGGTATTTTGAGCGGGAATCGGATTCTGGAAGAAGTCGAAAAAGGAACCATCGTCATCGATCCCTTTGACAAAAAGTTTCTGAATCCGAACAGCTACAATCTTCATCTGGCAGACGAGCTTCTCACTTATGAGCATGCCATCCTCGATATGAAGAAAGAGGAACCTTACATACTGGAACGTATTCCAACAGGAGGCAAACTTCTGATTCCGGACAAGTTATATTTGGGCAGAACCATGGAACGAACTTTCACTGATGGATTTGTTCCGATGCTGGAAGGCAGAAGCTCGATCGGACGCCTTGGAATATTTATTCACGCAACCGCAGGCTTTGGCGATAACGGTTTTGACGGGTTTTGGACACTGGAGATCTCCTGTGTGCAGCCCGTCATTCTTTATGCCGGCGTGGAGATCGGACAGATCTATTACCACACCATTGCCGACAGTAACGGAATGGGAGAAGTAGGCGTTCCGGTACACTATACAAACGGCAAATACCAGAAGAACACCGGAATTCAACCGAGCATGATCTGGAAGGAATTTCTGTAATGACTAATTTAGAGCGTCTTAAAAACATAAACAATGCTGAAGAAATGGAAAAAGCCATTCAGCATGCACTTAGAGTTAGTCGATATTATACGGATTCAAGACAAGGAATGATCAAATGGCTAAATGATATTGTTTGGGATCCGTATGAAAATGTATTAAACGGCAGGATCCAGAAACCATATGGCGTGCATAACTGGTAATACTACGTGAATGGAAAGGAGCATAAACAATGTTACTATCAATTTGTGATCGTTGCGGAAAGCAAATCGATCGTTTTGTAAATCCAGATCCTCCTCCATATCAAATTTATATTCGGCATCACGGAGAACGGGCAGGATGGGTCAGACCTATGAAATTTTGTAAAGAATGTGAAGAATATCTTTCAGATAAGATCGATCGAGAATTAAGGAGCAAGCCTAAGTCTGTCACTTTAGATACTAACGAAATTTGGGAAGCATAATTGTAAATAAAACTAGGAGGTTTTTAGATGATTGGAGCTATTATTGGTGATATTTGTGGTTCTCGTTTTGAAGCTGACAACATTAAGACAAAAGACTTTGAATTGATGCCGCTAATGAAAGGCTGTAGGTTAACGGATGACAGTATCATGACGATGGCGATTGCGCTCGCAATTCTAGATTGTCATTGGGGAAATGGTACGATCGAAGAACTCAAAGAGCGCGCCATCTTTCGAATGCAAGAAGGAGGAAGAGGTTATCCGAATGCCGGATACGGTCATCGATTCTACCAGTGGATATTTTCATCTAATCCAAAACCTTATAACAGTTATGGAAACGGAGCAGCTATGCGGGTCAGTCCCTGTGGATTTGCGGCGCGAACTCTTCAGGAAGCGATCGAGATGGCGGTTGCGGTTACGGAAGTCACACACAATCATCCGGAAGCTCTTAAAGCCGCTGAGACAGTAGCAGCTGTGATATTTCTTGCAAGAAGTGGAAAGAGCATGACCGAACTTAAAGATTATGTAGAGAAACATTATTGCACTCTCAATTTTACGCTTGATGATATTCGTCCGACATATAGATTCGACGTCTCTTGTCAGGGCAGCGTTCCGGTAGCATTAGAAGCGTTCTTTGAAGCAACGGACTTTGAGGATGCAATTCGTAATGCTATTTCAGTCGGAGGAGACAGTGATACGATTGCTGCGGTTGTCGGTGGAATGGCTGAAGCAAAATGGGGTGTTCCTCAAGGTATTCGTCATAAAGCCGAATGGTTCCTTAATAAATCTCAAAAAGAACTGATCGAGAAATTTGAAAGTCAGGCTTGGACAGATTCTGGTATGGCGCCGCTCTGGTAATGGTGCACTAATCGTAACTCTTACAACTCCTTAAATAGGAAAGGAGTGATATTCATGGCCGACGCCAAGATGTGGAATTACGGAGACTGGATGCTTCGTGCGATCGCTTCCAAAGAGAAAGCACGCAAGAAATCCAAAACCGTAGATCCCTTAAGAGGATTCAGCCTGGAAGATTTTTCAGTCCGAACCAGGAACGGGAGGCATGAAAGCTACAACATTCGAACAGGCGAAGTTTTATACCGCTATCCGATCGAATCTTTTACGGAATCGGAAGCGTGGGCAGATCTTCGCGAAGAGTTCGGAGGCAGCTGACAGTGCCTCCCTCTTTTTGAAGAAATGAAAAAGTTATATTTGAGTAGTGTAATAGCAGATCCTAAGAAACATTGGACAGAACGTGTAAGGAGAGAATTAATGGGCGAAGAAAACAATCTTGAAAAAAGCATGATTTTTTCAGGTATGGTGAGTGCTCCGGCGTTTCAACCAACCGTTATCGCAGAACCTATTTCCGGAGTAAAGCTCTACGACGGACTTTGTCTAAACGAATTCGGCCCGGAATTAACGTGGAGCCATAGCGTTACAACAGAACCGATCGGAACAGTCAAAGATGTTTTAAAGACCGAGGGTAGTTTTGTATGCACCGTGGAACCTATAGATATGAAAGCTTATCGTCGGATATTTGGCCTTCCTGAAGTACCGCTTTCCAAGGTTAAGCATCGAAGAAAAACCTTCAAGAAAGCGCTGATGGCCTATGGATATTCCAGAAATCGAACGGAAGCAATCATTTCTCATATGGAGTCGCTTACTAAACTGTACGGTTTTGGGTATTCCTGGTATATGGAGCATGTACTTTATTCGATCAGCGGAGATATTTCAACTAAGAAAAAGAAAGGATAAACGAAAATGGATACGTCAACCAGTAGCATTACCAGTAGTGCATACTCCTTTTGCGGAAATCGTTTGCCATGTGGCATATGCAGAATGACAAACAGTATGTGTCCACTTAGATATAATGGGACGTCGATTACGTGGACATGCGGTGATGGTCCTTATACTTCTTCGCAAACTGCATCGACCTGCACAGCACAATCCGGAACGACAAAAGCGACAATGAATACAGAAAAGGAGTAATTAAATGACAAAAGACACGATTCGAACTGAGATTGAGAAACGTATTACAAATTTTCTAGAAAAACCTGATCTATCAGCTCTTGAAATTAAATATTTAGCAGAAGCGTATTCGGAGCTCAATAAAAACGATTTGATGCAAGAGATCATAAGTCAGCCTACTTATTTGGGCAATGGATTTGGTGGTTTAGAAAATTCGAATGTTACACTATTCAATACAAAGGAGAACAACTAATCATGGCTAGAACGAAAATGGAACAGTACGTCTTTGAAAAACGCCAGAGCGGCATGAACGACAAACAGATCGCGACCTCGCTCGGTATGAGCCTGAAGCACTTCTACAAGGAGCTTGGAGACAAAAAGGCCGAGATCAAGACCGAAAATAAGCCTATTACAAGTAAGCCTACAGGGCCCGAAAAGAAGCCTGAGAGCAAGCCGGAACCAAAGCATGAAACTGTACAGAAAGTTCCCGAAAAGCCCGTAGAAAGCGAAAAAATGGCCTCTGAGAGCAAAACTGAGGAAGATTTGAGCTGGATGGAGTAAGTTTGTCGTAATTTTCACAAAGTCTATAGTGAGGAGCAGAAATGCTTACTACATTATGAAATAAGGAGATTTACGAAATGATTAACTTCAACGAAATGAACCAGCGGGCTATGGCCATTATCGCGGCGTATGAAACCGTTCAGACTGGTCTGGAGGCAGATACGGAGAAGAAGGCTGCTATCGAAGCGCCCATTGATGAGAACTATACTCTCATCGGTGTGCGCGGAGGTGAGACCTTCATCATCCAGTCTGCCGACGGGACGGAGCAGATGGACTTCATCCCCGACGACGAGTGGGAGCCCGGCGATATCGTCGGAGCTTATCTTAGTCTCTACTTTCAGAAGTGAAAGTAAGGCGAAGACCTCAACAAGGGAACTTGTACCAATTACAGGTTCCCTTAGTTTTTCATTGAGGAGGTGAAACACTATGAGATTGCTGATATGGATCATCGACAAAATCGCATTACGACGCTGGAATCGATACTGCGACTCCTTTGCCAAGCGGGAAGACAGCCCTAAGACCATGCGATTATATTCACGCTGGAGCCAAATACACAGGCTAAGCGTAAGATTGGAGAATCACTAC